AAAGTTCATTTAGGTAAAAATGTAGATAACATAAAACTTCTTAAAGACGGAAGTGTTAAAGTTGTCGTAACCTCCCCTCCGTATTTTCGTCTTAGAAGATACGGGGACAGCGACGATGAATTAGGAACTGAGCCGACACCAGAGGAATTCATAGAAAATCTCTGTAAAGTATTTGATGAGATAAAACCAAAACTTGCTGATGACGGTACCATGTGGGTAAACCTTGGCGATACCTATGCCGGGGACGTATCGGAAGGCGTAAAGAAGTTCGGTTCTGCTGACTTCCAAGCTGAACGTCCAGGTAGGCAAAATGTAGCTCAACCGGGAAGAAAACTAACTGGTGATTTGAAGAGAAAAGACATGACTGGTATCCCTTGGATGTTTGCGTTCGCTATGCGTAAACGTGGATGGTATTTGAGACAAGAAATCATTTGGTCAAAACCAAACCCAATGCCGGAATCATGTACCGACAGATGTACTAAATCGCATGAGCACATATTCCTTCTATCTAAGAATGAAGAATATTACTTTGACCACGAAGCTATTAGAGAGCAAGCAGATTCCTCAAATGTGGAGAAACTAAAGAAGAAACGTAAGAAAACTAAAGACGTTTCATTCATGGATTTTTCAGACGGCGAAATCAAGATAAAAGACGACGTTCTCATAGAAGAAGAGAACAAGAAAAACAAAGAAATCCAAGACAAGTCTTGGACACCTGACGGGTTCCGTAATAAACGCTCTGTATGGGATGTGAATACTTCCGGCGGAGAAATTGGGCCAGATAATGAACACGTTGCTACTTACCCAAAAGGATTAGTAATACCATGCGTTCTAGCTGGTAGTAAACCGGGGGACTTAATCATGGACCCATTCAACGGTTCCGGTACTACTGGCGTTGTTGCACTTGAGCACGATAGAAACTATGTCGGGTTTGAGTTATACCAATCATTTGAGAGAATTTACACAAAACGACTAAATGAAGCCAAATCACTTGCTGATCAGAACTTGCTGACATCAATTGGTGACGTACAATAATAAACAAGGAGATTATATGAAATCTTACGTATGGATAGCTATAGAAGATCAGACTGGCAAAGAGCATCACATGAAATGGGATGGTCACGAAACCAAGGAGTCTGCAGAAAAGGAATTTGAAGTCATAAAGAATCTCATTCGTAGCAATGGTGGTAAATACCCAAATACTTACATCTATGAAGCGGAAGTTCCGCAATATGATAACGTAGAAGAAGTGTTCGACTTGTCATTACTTGAGAGATACGGTAGCGTACTTCAATAATGAAATACTTATCTAACAAACAAGTTTATCTTGCTGGGCCAATTCACGCATGTAATGATGACGGAATTGGCTGGCGTGACTCTATTACCCCAAGACTTATCAATGATTTTGGATTAGTAGTAGAGGACCCTTGTAAGAAGACTGTTGGTGGATTCGGTGAAGTCAAAGATGACAAGAAAGCTCTTGTGGAACTTATCAAAGAAAAAAAGTTCCTTGAAGTAAAGAAAATATTCTGGAATATAGTAAGAAAAGACTTACGTGCTGTAGATAAGAGTGATTTCATTATTGTCGTTTATGACCCAACCGTCCATATGTTTGGCACCATTCACGAAATGGTGGAAGCTAGTCATCAAAAGAAGCCAATACTAATGTGGTTTGATGAGTCAAAAATTGAACATTTCAATCCATGGGCACTTACCTTAGTCAAAGAAAACTGCATCTTCACAAAATGGGATGACTTATTTGACTATCTGAAAGAGATAGATGATGGTAAAATAGATAGCAGTTATTGGACACTATAAGGAACACAATATGAGATTACGTCAAACAGTTACACTTACTCAAGAAGAAATAAACAAGATGCTTACCAAGTTTGTAGAAAAGAAACTCGGTAAAAAGGTTGTGAATATAAAGCCATGTATCGACGGTACAGAAGGCGTAGAAGTTTCACTTGAAGAAGTTGAAGTAACGGAAGAAAAGAAAGAAGGATAAAATGCCTTACATAAAGCCAGAAAAAAGACCACAGTACGATGCTGCTATTGAAGACATAGCAAGCAAAGTTGAGTGCGGCGGTGATATGAACTACGTGTTCACCAAAATAGCTCAACTATATGTCAAGAAAAAAGGGCTCAACTATCAAAACGTTAGTGATGTTGTTAGCTCTCTTGAAAACTGTAAGTTGGAATTCTATAGAAGACTTATAGGTCCATATGAAGATACTAAGATTGTAGAAAACGGAGACGTATGCGAAGTGAATTACCTAGACAAAGGAAAGTCGTACTAACCTCAAGCGGTAGGGAATTGGAACTACCAATCTGCGAAGACGAATTGAAGCCAAGTGAAACACTTGTTGCGACAAATGCTAATGTTGGTCAATTATACATAAAAGAGTATAAAGACGGTAAGAAAGACACCTTACACGATAGGGATGGGCTCTCAATTCACGAAATGGCGTCAGGTGAGTATAACGTTTCATTTATATCTTTACCATTGATAGATCATTACTTAGCGGAAAAAGAACGCTTGAAATTGGAGAATGAGAAGGTAAGATGCTCCCTACAAGACAAGCTTAAAATAGTCAAGGATATAGAAAAAAACAAGTTATGATGTGGAATATCACCCAACCTTTGCTGCGAAAAATGCTTATTAGAGCAGCTAAGAAGTTAAGTGAGGACCCCAATCTACCGAAGCACGTAAAGAAGACGGCTAAAGAGTTAGCTAAAAAGATCATCATTCATTGTAATGATAAATTACGTATAACATGGGCATTCGCCTGGATGGTTCATCCAACGAAAGCAAAAGACAAACCTAAAAGAGAATACTACAAAAAGAACATAGAGTTATCAAAAGATATGCTCTATCCTTGTTTAGTGGAGCCGGTAAAACATTACTATGTAATGTCTATATCGCCAAGAATAATGCAGTACATCCCTGCTGCGGATGTATATGACACAGTAGCGCATGAGTTTGCGCACTTACTTCAGTTTTACTACATTGGTAATTCCTTCCATGACGCAGAGTGGCGTTCATACCACAAAGCAATGGGCGGGAATGGTGAAATTTATATACCCTTTGAAGTACCACTTAGGGTGTTTAAGACTAAAAAGCCAATGAAAAAAAGATAAATACATAAAAGGAGCTACCTATGCCTAGAAATCTCGCCGCTGACATCTTCACTCAACCAAATAAAAACAAGAAAAATGTTAGTAGCATTGGAATTGTTGAATACCTAAAAAGGTGTGGTGGTACTGATACTTACTTCTTCGATGATAGCGGGGATGACAGAAACGAAGCGGCGGAAAAGTTTGGCCACGCGGTTCGTGAGAATTTGAAAGACGTTAAGGAAGTTGAAGTCGATATATCATATAAGGTTGTCCGCTTGAAGCTTAAGCGTACTGACGATTGACTTTACAGAATAGTTTGTTATCATAAGTGACGAAAGGTTTATTATGACTAAAGCCCGTAAGATTGATTGCCATTATCTTGTTTACTGTGAGAGTAAGCCAGTAATGCTCACCCCCGATAAAACGAAAGCAGATGCCCTTGTACATCTCATAAAAACGAAGAATAAGACAGCAAATTATAAACCAATAAACGGAACAGAAGATAGACTAAAAGAAATTGGTAAGAATCTATTTGAGCGAACCAAGTCAATGTCAGAATCAGAGATTCAAAACGTTCTTGGTACCAGAAACAAACTCATTTTAGAATGGATGAACTACAAGAAAGAAAAAGATGTTTCCGATGACGTTGCGTGGGCAAAGATTGCTAAAACACATAACCTCTACGCGACATTCAAAACCATGGAAGACTACAATCAATGGTCATTTGATGTGATCAACTACTACGAAGTGAACCGCTAATGGATAAGCTCAAAGGTAGAGAGTTATTTGAAAAGATTGCTCAAGTAACTAAAAACAAAGAAGTAAAAACCCAAACCGAAAAAGTAGTAAAGCTCATGGAAGAAGCCGGCGAATTTGCTGCTGGATTTCTACAAAGCAGAAACCTAAAAGGTAAAGGTAACAAAACGGACAAGGACGTAAGGGAAAACCTTCTTGAAGAGGCGTGCGATTGCGTAATCATACTCAAGAGCATCTTGACCGCAGAAGGATTCAGTTACGACGAATACCTCAACAAGATGTCTGAGAAACTAAGCAAATGGGAAGATACAGCTACTAAGATAGCTAAAAACAAAAAAGACAATGGCTGAGCAGAAGACATACGAGGTTTCTTTTAATCCATTCCTCAATGGTGTTAGAACATGTATAATGAAAACCGGAAATCCGGAAGTTCTTTATGAGTTTGTTGAATTAAGCCAACATATAGCTATCATTAGAATTAAAGAGTGGATTCGCCAAGAAAAAGAATTACAGGAAGAATCGGAAAAGAATAATGACAACCCCGTTTGATGACTTTGGTAGGCCCAAATGGGATTATTATTTCCTATCGCTCTGCTTGATGACAGCACAACGTTCTTTAGACCCATCCACTAAACATGGGTGTATAGTCGTAGATGACGATAAGACTATCCTGTCAGTTGGTTATAACAGTCCACCAAGAGGATGTTGCGATAAAGACATTCCATTGACCAGGCCAGAAAAGTATCCATACTTTAGGCACGCCGAAGATAATGCCATAAGTAATGCCGCTAGAGTTGGTGTAAGTCTTAAGAATTCAACGTTTTATGTAACTGGAATGCCTTGTCCAGATTGTTTCGGTAAGATAAAAAACGTTGGAGCTAAAAGAATAGTTCATTGTAGTATTCAGTCACACATGATAACAGAAAAAGAACTGAACATCATAAAAGTAATTGACGCTGGTAATCCAATTCAAATGGACGTGTATGATTCTCCAGAGTCTATTCATGCTATATTTGATAAAGTAACAACTTATTACGATTCAAAGAAAAACATTGACAATTCAAAATAATCTGTAGAATCCTGCGCAATACGAAAGGCTCTCAATGAAAGTAGCATTTGGTGGTAAGGAAGTCGATAAGTCAGAAGTTCTCCTAAGCGAAAAATTCTCCATTGGTAATGTTCCAATGATTATCGGATTCCTCAGAAATAACATTTACTCCAACAAGATTAGAGTTATTTGCCAAGAGTACATGTGTAATGGTAGAGATGCCCATAGAGAAGTTGGGAAGGACAACGTTCCTATCCACGTATACGCCCCAACAATTGAAGATCAGACATTAGAAATCAGAGATTTCGGCCCAGGTGTAAGTCCAGATAGAATGGAAAACATTTTCTGTAAGTTCGGTTCTTCCACTAAGACACAATCAAATGATCAAACAGGTGGGTTCGGATTAGGCGCTAAGTCTGCTTGGTCATATACTGACCAATTCAGCGTAGTTACATTCATTGACGGCACCAAGAGATACTACAGCATGTCTCTTGACGAAACCCAATGCGGTGAAATGAATCTATTAGCAGAAGAACCAACCACAGAAGAGAACGGTACCCTCGTTAGCGTTCCTATTGCGCTGAAAGATATTTCAAAGTTCGGTGAATGGATTGTGTATTCGTGCGCCCATTGGGATGTACGTCCAGTTATTCACCGACTCAACGCCAATATAAAGTGGCCATCAGATAAGTCCATTATCACTAAGAGCGAACACGGACATTGGGTTCTTCGTAACACCACAGCAGAATATGACGGCGACGTTGAAGAAGCGGCAAAATCTAATGGTAAAACAATTGACATCAGCACCGGAAGAACCCCAGGTGCGAATGCTACTGGTTGTTCAGTAATAGTCGACGGCGTGTTCTACCCATTGGATAGCGCAGTTGTTATACAAGAAGCAGAGAAAGCGAAATACGCCAACCAAGGTAATATTCAGACATTCATTCAGAAATTCAATTGCTTCCTATACTTCAAGACTGGACAGGTTGACGTTTCTATCAGCCGCGAATCTCTGCAGTATAACCAGAAAACTTCTAACGCTATCATAAAGAGAATTGAGAACGCATTATACGAAATGACTAAAAATGTTAGGGATGATGTTGAATCGCAACCTAACATGCTTTTAGCAATGAAAGCGCTGGCTTCTTACAACAATATCGTATTGTCACTTGTTAAGGGAATAAAGTGGAAGGGTAAGACTGTAGATTCCCACATTTCATGTACAGAAGCTATGAAGATAGTTCTAATAGCCGAAGATTCTTCTAAGGCATGTGGTTATACTACGCAAACTGTCGCCAATACCATGTTCCGGAAAGAAAACGACGCATATCATTACAACTACAATGCCGAGAAATCAAAAATCAAGAATGATATAATTCTCGTAGTAAACGACGTTCCAGACGAAAAGAGACCAAACGTCGCTAGAATGAGAACAATCTTCGATAATAAGAAGACAGATGAAGATATCTTCGTCATAACGACTAATTTCACCGACTACGAATCGTGGAAAGACGCCCATGATGAATTTCTTTCTGATTTGAAGACTCACAACATTTCAGCATACGAACCTATCTATCTTTCAAAGGTAGAGAAGAAAAAAGCAGCTAAACGAGTTGTCGCAAGAGATGGAAACGTAAAATTCAATATCTATGAGATTGACGAGCATCAATGTTCAATCCAAAAACGTAATGTCGCTATGAAAGACTTTGACGGTTATTATATTGAATTAGAAGGCCAACATCTCTATCTATTTGATAAGCAAATCTGTCACCGAGATTCATCTACTCATAATTGGCATTACATCAATACCTGTAAAAAATTCTTGGGATGTAAGAAGCTATATGCTATTCCAAGAAGACTACTAAGCAGCGTAGTCGGCAATAGCAAATTGACTAAATTAGAAGCTGGTATATTCAACAAGCTAGACGAAATGATGAAAACTGCTGAGGGTAAAGAGCTATTTGATAGAGTATTAGCAAATACTTACTGTGGCGTTATTGAAGGTAAACTATCTGACATTCATAAAATTCAGTCAGTTATGGAAAAATTCAAGATAACTGCTGCTGACATTGAGAACAAGAACAGCAAGATGAGAAATTACTTAGAAACATTCTTCATCACCGATGAAAATGCCGATAAAGTACCAATCTATAAAATGTTCCTTGGTAATGATATTCTTTACAAGAAATATCAAACAAAGGAAAGAAAAGCTATCATTGATGATGTGGAAAAAACTTATGAAATGATAAAGTATCTTGATACTTGGTGTTCGGATAGCGATAAGCCAGATAGGAAGAAAACTATCATAAGATACGTTGAGACGGTTGACAAAGTAAAATAACAAGGTAGAATAAGAAAAAGGGCATTTTTATATGAATTATATTCCATTTACTATTTCGGAAAAAGGTGTGACGTTCATCTATAACGGTAAGAACCACACTATTTCAGCAGCTAATCATTCCTACAAGGACGTAATTGCTGCCCTAAAAGAAAAGAAATGGGATAAGTTGCCAGACTTAATCAACTTCTCAAAGAAGCTAAAAGAAAAGTCCGAAGGTAACTTTGAAGTCAAAGACGGACAAGTGTATATAAATGGTAAGGTTATTCCAGATGTTATTAGTAATAAGATAATCAGCTTCATGGAACAACAACTTCCATTTGAACCAATTATCAAGTTTTGGGTAAACCTATCAAAGAACCCATCATTCAGAGCACGTAATGCTTTGTTTGGTTTCTTAGAGCACAATGGACATCCAATAACCGAAGAAGGTAACTTCATTGCGTATAAGAAGGTTGGAAGTAACTACAGAGATTTGCGCACTGGATTAATGGATAATTCAAAAAACAAAGTTGTTTCAATGCCAAGAGAAGAAGTTGACGATAATCCAAACAATACTTGCTCGGTTGGTTTACACGTTGCCAATCTTGACTATTCCATGAATCACTACGGTTCTTCATGTGATCAGTTAATATACGTGGAAGTAAACCCACAAAACGTAGTCTCTGTCCCAACAGACTACGATGGTAAGAAGATGAGAGTATGCGCTTACACAGTCCTTGGTGACTTTGAAGGTGAGCTTGACGGCGAAAACCTCTACTCAAGAAATCGTGATCGTAATAGCGGAGTAAACAAAGTTTACAGCGACGAAACAGCACGTTACGATGATGGTTATGATGCTGGTTATGAATTAGCTAAGAATCACGTTGAAAATGGTTGTGTACTTGAAGAAACCAAGGGAATGAGTAACCTTCTATCTCTCTTGTACAAAGATAAGACTGAAGACTTCAAGGAAGCTTTCGTTGATGGATACTACATGGGTGTTGCTGACTACGAAACTGATGAAGAGGAAGAAGACGAAGATTCTGACACGGAATTTGATTTTGAATTTGAAGACCCAGATGTCAACTCTAAGGAAACCTACAGCAATGGTTTTGATATGGGTTATGCCGATCAAAAAGCGCATACTCGTAAATATGATGCGCTAATGGGCAGACAAGATGAAGTTGCTGCAGAACTAAAGAACGGTTACGAAGACGGTTGGAACAAGGGTAAAGAAGAACGACGCGGCAAACACTAATAGTTTGACATCCATACTTTACATATTATAATTGGAATTCTCAAATTGGAGTAAAGTATGGATGTTTTATTCAAAACTTATGTTGGTTCAAGGCTTTACGGCTTAGCTAACGAAAATTCAGACACCGATTTTAAGGGTGTTTTCATAGAATCAGTTGACAAGGTTGTTCCAACTGAAGCGGATTACTTCGGTCTAAAGGAATACAAGCCTCAGAAACGTATTGAGAGTGTTGTAGGAGAAGGCAAGGACAAAGTTGAAACCACTTTGTATTCCGTTGTCTACTTCCTACAACTTTTCATGAACGGTAATCCTACTTTAGCGGAAATACCATTCGTAGACGAAGAGTATATGGTAGTAAACACCGAAGCTGGTAGAAATCTCATGGCTTTCGTTAGAGAGCACATGATAACCCAACACTTGTTCAATGGTTACTACGGATATTATCACGATCAAATAAAGTGCTTCGTCAACCGTTCCGGTGTTCACCGAGAAAAGAGACGTGAGTTAGTAGAGAAGTTCGGCTTTGATACTAAGATGGCATCACACGCCTACAGAATAGGTGTTCAAGGTGCGCAATTGTTCACTGAAGGTAGAATAAACCCTACTCTTAGTGGTGAGGAATTAGACATAGCACGCAAGTTGAAGGTTGGTGGTTTCCACAGCAGAGAGGAAGTCATAGCGTTAGTCCAAGGACTAGCGGATAAGATGAAGACTGCAGTAAGTAACTCCAAACTTCCGTTGAAGCCGGACGAAAACAAGGTTAACGAGTTCAGCATACAATTTCACAAGGAATACTTCTATGGCAAAAAATAAAAAAGTTATCAAAAAGAAACCAGTTAAGAAACAAGCTAAGGAGCTAGTAGTAGCTCTTGTGGACGCAATGAGCGGCGACGTAATGGTTGTTAACGTACACAAGCTAAACACCAAAAACGACAATTTAGCGTTGTTGAAGGTGTCTATTCTTGACGCAATCCAAAACTGTGATACCGAAATATCGGTATCCATTGACGCATGCCCGGTCAGTCTTGAATACGCCGAGTATAGAAACGCAGAAGTCCAGTTACCACATAGGATTGACGCCATCATAACTGTTGGTGCTGACGAAGATATTTCTATTGAATTATAGGTTAAGTCTTGTAGACTTCGCCGCAGGAAATAAGATATGGCTAAAATTCTCATTTTAGGTGACTTACATGCTGGTCCAGGAACTGGACTGGTACACCTTGTCTATGTTCAAACTCAGGCACTCAAGAAATTTCCAGATATCACTCACTGTATCCAAGTGGGTGATTTTGGATTTTACGGAAGCGTGTTTAAGAACTTGAAGGGAACCGATAAGCTACCAATCAAAACGTTTGTTATTGACGGAAATCATGAGGATCACGAATGGTTGAAGGAAGCAAACGTTACTCACGGTGCGGAGTGGCAAGAGAAGTACAACTTCACTTATAAACCACGCGGCACCATTGAAGTGTTTGACGGGGCAACTGTCGGGTTTTTCGGTGGCGCTCTAAACGTTGACCGAGCACAAGAAGGTTCAATTGACCGGAGAACCACTAACTACCCACTTCGCGTTGAAGTAGCTGAAGCTATTGTCAAATTCAATTCTGTTCCAAAGATTGATTTGATGATAACTCATAGCTGCCCACATTCTATTGGTGTTGGTATGGTAGGTAATGCGTTTTTCTTTGAGAGCATTGATAAATTCTGTCACAGAAAAGGGCATTCTACTGGACCAAATCACGATTGCGGTGAAGGCGCATTGACAAGACTCTGGACTGGACTAACCACCAAACCAGAGAATTGGGCATATGGCCATTTTCATCAAACATGTATGAAGAAAGTTCAAAGCACTTACTTTTACTGTGTTGGGAGCACTGATAGTTCGGATGGTAGAGACTGGAAGGAAGCCTTTATTTATGATACCGATAAGAAAACTATTGAGTATCATAAAGCAGAACTTGGTAACTTTCACGGAATGCACCGGACTAGAATGAGATAAAAGTACCCCGTAATACGCCATAACAGGCTATTTGTTGACAATTGTTGATAAATACGTTTGATGAACAATGTTACATTGTCGTCTTACGGGGTATGAATGTCTGAATCGGACGATCAAAGCGATTTATATATCTGTAAGATTACAAATATGGAAGGCTTTGTTGACTATCTGAAAAAGAAGTCGTGGCAAGAATTCAGCTTGAAAGTAGCTAAGCACTTCAAAGACAAGAAGGACATAAAAAAGATTGAGTTGGACACCGATGATATTGGTGACGAAGACTTACCACATGATGTTATAATGTTTGAGTTGAGACGCTTTGTGTTCTACGGTGCCGACAGTAAGGAACCGTACATACTCAAATACAACATCGAAGATATAGTCAAGACTCTTGCTAACCATATAATTTCTAAGTTCTTAGGACGATTGGTTGATCAGAATATATTAGAGATGTGCTGGGATTCAAAATTCAATGAGTTCATTTGGCGAGTAAAAGAACACAAAGAGCCAAAGAAATCAAAAAGAAAGAAAAAAGATTGATTTTTCGTAATAGTTGATAGAATCTGAACAACGAAAGGGTGTAAATGAGACTTTGGGTTGATGCTGATAGACCAGCGCCACGTGGTTTTGACAAGTGGGTTAAAACTGCTTGGGACGCTATAGACGAGTTGTCCACCGGCAAATACGACTACATTTCTCTCAATTACAATCTTGGTAACATGAAAGATAACGGCGACGGTTATATGATCGCTTGTTGGATGGAAAAGAGAACCATTGATAAGAAGATGCCACATCGGATCGGCTGGAACTGTCACTCACTTGATGGATATGGTAAGAACATGATAAGTTCGGCATTAAGACACGCTGACGCAATTTGGGACAAACTAATCTAAGAAAGACACTATGAAATACCAGACTTTTAGCATTGTGAGTGGTTCTGAAATTTGTAACGCATCGTGCCCATTCTGCGTTAGTAGACAAACCGGATTTGATGGCGTAGAACGTAAGATTACCCCCATAAACGTCCGCAATTTTATGAAAGCTGCTAATCTCGCATATCGGTCAGGTACAAACACTGTTATTATCACCGGTAAAGGCGAACCAACTCTTCACCCACAACAAATATCAGATTACCTCGCACATCTGAATAAATTTGATTTTCCGTTCATTGAGCTGCAGACTAACGGAACTATGATAGCAAAAGATTTAGTAACTGACACTATGCTATCACAGTGGTATCTACTTGGAATGACTACTATTCTAATTTCCGTAGTTCACTATGAACCAGAGATTAATCGTCAAACTTATATGCCGAAAGCAGAGAAGTATTTTGACTTACCAGCAGTCATAAAGAAGATTCAAAATAGCGGTATAAATGTACGCTTGACGTGCGTTGGCCTTGACGGTTATATTGATAGCTCAGAAAAGATACTAAACCTTATGAAGTTCGCCAAGGATAACAATGTCCGTCAAATTTCGTGGCGTCCAGTAAACGCACCAGATAAGTCAGAAGATTCGGAAGTATCAGAATGGACGAAGAAACACTTCCTAAAGGTACACCAAAAAGATGATATCATTAACTATGTCCGCAGACACGGCACCCTTATCCAAAATCTTGTCCACGGGGCCCAAGTTTACGATTTGAACGGACAAAACCTTTGCTTGAGCAATTGCTTGACAAGAAATCCAGAAGAAGAAACCGCCAGGCAACTTATCTTCTTCCCAAATGGAGAATTATATACAGACTGGCAATTCAAAGGCTCAGTCCTTCTTTGAGGTAATACATGGAAAATAACGCTAGTGTGGATAATTCGGTAAAAAGCATGCCATTGATTGAATGGATGCGTAGTCAATTTACTCTTGAATTCAAATCAATTCAAGATTTCGTCAAACGTAAACTAATAAAGGTAAACGATGTTCTTATACGTAACCCGTCTTATGCCGTTAAAGAAGGCGATATCTTATTCTTCAATGGGAAGAGATATCTCGTAACTTTCAAAGCTCCGGTACCTAAGAAAGATACAAAATGACAGAAGAGAAAGACATATACATCAAAACTCTTGAACAAGCTGTAGAAAAATACGAAAAAGAATTGAGTACAGCTAAAGACATAACTATCAATTTATGTAAAAATGGTTCTGTACTTCAAATTATTACTTCTAAAAATGGAGTTGCGGAAGTTCATTATCAAGCGAAAGTCAATAATCTAGACAGATATGACATTAAAAACATGTTTGCGTCATTGGGGTACACCGCTGTTATTACCGCCGAAGGTGACGACAACACAAAAGGCGTAAGTTTCATTAAGATAACGCTGTCTAAATTTCAAGAAAAATTCCCAAAAGCTTATAAGCTATTGAAAATATTCATCATTCCGTGGGAATCAGCGGAAACGTATTACGACATCGTTATTGCGCCCATAGCTAACGTCATAACTGCGAGTATAATACTTATACCATTTTTATTATTAGGCTGGTGTGTTTTATGAGTAAATTTGAAGACAAAATAAAAGAAGACCTTGGTTGGTTGATGGTTCTATGTCCGACTCTTCCCCCAAAGTCAGAAACAGAACACATAGAGCCGGCTGCCCAGGCACTAAGCATATTCCAATCTATGAATATGTTCAAAGTCCTCAATCGGGAACCGCTTACTTCTCAAGAGATGTTAAAATTGGCGGTAGCTGGGTGGATCGCCATGAAAGCCAGAAAAGTTGATGAGCAACGTTTTCATCAAGTATTACCGCAGTCTTTCATACATCTTGCCAATTTTTTAGTAGATGCTAACGATAACGGGGATAACTACCAAAAGTTAATACAAAAAATCTCAGCTTAGTAATATAAATAGATTGAAAGGGGAACAACATGGCTTCTTTCAGAGATTGGTATAGCGATCCTAAGACTAAGATTGATGAAAAGACTTCATCACCAGAAGACAAATTCTTTGATGTCGTCAAGGTTGAAATTCCTTCTTTAGAATCTTTTATTTCCTGGCTCATACTGAATAAGCACATCTCAGGAAATATTAAGCAGAAGCACAGCAACGTTCCAGTTTCATTGGTATCTCTTCCTGTAGAAAAAAGAATTCTTACACTCGTTAAAGAATTACCTAAGATTAAACAATTGGCTGATGAATTCAATTTCAAGTTCGGTAATTTCAAAGGTAATGACGATAAGAAAGACTTAGAGAAAGCCAAAAAAGAAGAAAAGAAATAATTGAAATTTGGCTAACAGTCTCGTATGATATTGAGCGGAGACTGAATGATGTTTTATACGTCTTTAATTCTATTATCTTTGTGTATACTGTTTCTCTATTTCACTGCCGCTGCAGGCGTGAAGTTCTATGAGACCAGACTTCAAAGAGATGACGTAAAGAACATCAAACGCGCCATTCACACATGCTTCGCTGCGATTGTCTTGATTATTGGGTTCATGTTTTACAAAGGTTACATAAATGATGAAGTTTCTCAAGCGGCTCTTGATACTAAGAAAGTTGAAGCAGTGGAAACAGAAAAACACTCCAAACAACATTGATCCAAGAACTGGACTGCCAAAAATAGACGTTTCTCATATTGTGGTGTTTGTAAATGAAGACTATCCTGCAGATTTCCAACAAGTGGCAATTATAGACTGCGTTTCAAGTTGGTTTTTCTCTTGGACATCTTCACAGGAATGTCAAGCGTGGGTAAATAGAAAATCAGAACCGGTAATCTATAAAGTATCAAGTACAAAAAAGATGATTGAATTGTTAAACAACAACCATATACGAAAGAAAACCGTCTCTTATATCATTGACGAACCAGTTGCCATATGTGTAGGACCCGCTTGGAGTTCTAACTTAACCGGGTATAATGATATCTACGAACGAACATATTATTGAGGTACAAATTATGCCAAAACTAACTCCAGCCGGTAAAGTCTACACTACAGATGAACTCATACGTCTTGCCCAAATAGGACAAATGGGCTCGTTAAGTCAAGCGTGCTTATCCGCATTTCTATACATCAAGCAACTTGAAAATAAAGTTCATGAACTAGAAAACAAGAGCCCAATTCCACCAGGATTCGGTGACTTGAGCGGCGATCACGTTTCATCTGAAGTAAAAGATAAGTAAAAGTCTCAAGGGAATATACCATGGACGAAATTATACTAAATGAATTAAAGCAACTGTCCAAGGATGTCCCTAACGAATTGTTCTTGTTTGGTAAATCATTGAGGAATTTGATTCTCAAGAATTCGCCGGATAAGATTTCTGTATTTGTAAAGGGGCCAGTAAGTCAAGAAACCGAAAACATACTATCGAAGCATGTTATAAATTTCACATACTTCTATGGCTCAGAAATACCAAAAGATGATGTTCGCTTTACTATAGATGATATTCACGTGAAGGTGAATGATTCCCTTATAGCTGTACCAACTCCAACTGGTAATGGGTTCACAGATTTGACTATGGGTGTTATCAATATTGTTCCGGAATTAGAAAGTACCATTTCTAATAACCCTAGACTCATACTGGAAACCATTACTCTATTAGCCGAAACCGGATTCTCATTAAGCGTTTCTCTCATGAAGACATTGTTCTTCCAAAGAGAAAACCTTTTGAGTATTTCCAACAAAAGAGAAATCTACCGCTTCCTAATAGACGTTTTCGTTAAGAGTAAGAAAACAAGAAAGATAATAGCCATAATAAACACTCTTGGCGTTTCGTCAGTATTGTTTGGTGAGAATCTATCAGAGACTGCTATTTTGAACCATCTTAATAAAAAAGACATTGAAGAATACTTCGCTGTTATTTTCAAAAATGTTGATATAAACAACTTGAAGTTTTTCCTTGTTAATAAAGTTGGCTTTGCTGAGAAAGATACAGTAAATGTCATAAAAATATTTTCCTGTATCAAGCAGATAGAAAAAGAAGACGAAGTTACCGCTAGGAAGATTCTCAACATATGCGGTAAAGACAAGCTTCAAAGCCTAACCAGACTACTTAAAGCATTGGGATACAAGACTTTATCTAAGTACGTGAAAGACCAAAAAGCTGCCGCTGTATCATATGACGAGTTAGATTTGAACGTTGAATTAATCAAAGTTTCCTTCCGCATTGAGGAAAACGAGGCGCAGAAACTCCTTGATTTGGCTCTCAATAAAGTTATAACTGAGCCATCATATAACGATAAGAGTAAACTACTTATCTATCTTAACAAGGAAAGAAGAGGCTCATAAATGCGCAAATCATCATTCAAGGTAGGCGATAAGGTTAACCTAACGGACCAGCCAACCATTGACGGAGTTATAGTATCAGAACTTGATGTTGATAACAAGTTCAATAAGCAGAAGAAAGAATGGAACGTTCACTTCGTTAAAAACAACGTAATCGGTGACAGACGTTTTTGCTCAAGTGACGAGCTAATCAAAGCTAAACCAAAACTAGCTATACCTAAAGAAGAAGTTCTAGTAACGAAAGACGCCGAAAATGAATAAGCGTAAAGTAAAAACCACAAAAACCATAAAAGTAAAAAAAGAGAAAAAGAAAGAACCAGCACCCATGAAAACACCTATCGTTCCTGTTGAGCCAGAAGTAGAAGAGAACGAAAAGGAATGGGAAGATGCTTTAGATACCAATACAGAATCCTTAGTTTCCTTAGAAGAAGATAACGTTGAACCAGTTGAAAGTTTAGCGTCTATTGACAAGGAAGAAGAATTTACTGATAGCGATGTTGGTACGTTTGAAGACGTTTCTTCTGTTACTGGTGAAATCGAAGAGAAGCGTCCAATGGGTAAGATTAGACCCAACTTACCACCAAAGGTAATGTGGAACGATAGAATCAAGACTAAGTTCAAGACTGGTGATTTAGTCAATATATCCGGCGGAACCACGGTGTTCAAAGTTGTTACACCGGGAAGACTATCACACACGTATGATGTATTAGCTTCTGGACACAATGTCACTTCTACCGCCAAAGAAAGCGAAATGAAGCTAGCTGCAGATGGGTCAGTATGGAGAACCTTTTGGGAAGAAAACGACCCATTTAGGATTAATGGAGTCAAAATTAGCTGCCCAAGCAACGGGAAGCTCAAATAAAAGATATTGATTAACTGATTCCTCTCTGTAAGATACTGGAAAGGGAAAATCATGTCCGCTGACGCAAATACCAGTACCGACAAGAACGTAACTGTTCAAGTAATCAAGAGTAACATACTCAACAACGGGATAACACCAAAGTTTAGCCACTCAACACTTTCGCTATTCTTTGGTTATTCCCCATGTTACATCTTACAAAACTACAACGGCAACATCTATTACCAGGAATTCAATTCCCTACACGATAGTCAACGTGTGTCAAACAACAAAGTTGTTTCGTACCGCGAAATAATGATTGACATTCAAAACAATCCATTCTGGAAGTCGTTTTCTAAGCGCCTCTGGCAGCTTGACGACTTCACTTTCCCAGGGCCAGCAGCAATGTGCTTCCTTGGTAACGCACACCGTTACAAAATGATGATCAACCCCTTTGAGATATACAAGCTCAGCGTTGTATCGTCAATTTTCGACACCCAACCAAAGAGAAAGAACGGCGAAGAAAAGAAAGATTACTCTAAGCGTTTAACTGAATGGCACGATAGTAACATTGAGAAGTTTGAAAAGGAAGGAACTTTCAACCTTAAGAAGCAACCGGATTTCGATAAGTACGGAATCAGTCATCCATTCTACATGGAGTTGAAGAAGTGCGCTGAGGAAGGCGGATGGACAGACACCGGTTGGAAGATGTGGTGCGATCTTATCTTCACTTGTGAGTATTTCAGAAACTCAATCAACTGCGTAATTATGCACGAAATGATGCACGTCATGTGGGATCACTTGACACGTGTAAATGATAAGAATCCACAGGTATGGAACATCGCCGCAGACTTCGCCATCAACTCACAGTTGAATTGGCCAGAAGAATTCCGAAAGGTTCTCATCACAGAAGATTCGCCAAGTTTCTGGAGCACATTCGTATACTCCATCATGAAGTGGCAAATCATCAATGACAAAGAAATAAGGGAAGAAATAGCTAAGGAATATAACTTGAATTCTTCAAGTCCAATTGACGAATTCATTCCTCATGAGAAGCACCTTTTTGACAAGTACATGTCAGAGGGCAATAGCTGGAATCTATTCACTAGAAAGAGAAACAAATTCTCAAATCAAAGCGCCGAATTCTATTACAAGGTGTTCATGGAAGCTAATACCGACTTTGATAAAGTCGATCAGGGTGCCCACGGTCACGAAACTTGGCAAATAATTGACGCTACTGGCGATGATGACGGAAATGGAGACGGTCAGGGTGGCGAAGGCGATCAAGAAGGTGAAGGCAACGGCGGTGAGGGTGAAAAGGAAGGGCAAGGCTCCGGTCAAGGTGAGGGCCAAGGTAAAGTCAACACCATCGTTATCGGTAAGAACGGTAAGGGCGGGAAACCAGTGGACATGGACAACGTGCCACAGGAAGTAAAAGACAAAGTAAACGAAATCATGAACAAAAAGAAGGGCAAAGCTGCAGGTAACGGCCAACCTTCTGAACAGAAGGAGCGCGGAAAAGGTTCCGGCGGCCAAGAGCACCAGGGGTTCAACGTCCATCACTCTGCAGCACGTGAAGAAGTAAAGCAGACTATCAGAGACAGTATCCGTCGTGCTGGTTATAATCCAGACAGCCCAGAAGAAATTGAAGCTGCTCTTAATGACATTCCGCACCTTGCTGTCTTCGGACACGTAGTAAAGGAATGGTTCAACGTCAGAAAGAAGAACTGGAAGAGGGAACTTTGCCAGGAATTGGTACACTGTCTCAATCCAACTGAACACGACTATACTATGAGTCGTGAACACCGTGCTCTTGATGATACTTTCCCAGGTAAGAAGAGAGACTTGGGTATCGACTTGGTAATCGGTGTAGATACGTCAGGTTCTATCAATGGCGGTGACTGGAACGATTTCATTCAGCAGATTGAAAAGATTTCAAGAGACTGCGACATTGACAGAGCACGTATCATCCAATGTCATAATCGAATCTCAGAAGACCGCATCTACAACATCCGGCGCGCCAAGAATATCCCAATAAAAGAAGTTGGTGGTACCACTATGCGTCTTGTTTATGAGAAATTGAAGCGAGAAAAGAACAAGAAACTCTTAGTTCTCTTCACTGACGGATTCATTGACGATTTTAAGAAAGATGAATTCCCAGGATTTAGAAGTATAATGTTCCTATCAAGAGGCGGTGTTGAAAACCGTAAGCAACTTGAGGCGAAGGGATTTAAGGTTATCTGTCAAGATGATGAATGATTTTGAGCAATATGTAAACACAATAATGGTTGGTGACAACGTAGAGTCTTGTCGGAAACTACCAGATGAATGTATAAATCTGGTAGTTACTTCGCCACCCTACGATGATATTAGAAATTACGATAACAAGCTGTACGACAATGACACCAAAGAAGAGTTATTAGAAAAATACAATGGCTATTCTTTTGACTTTGAGGGCTTAGCTAAAGAACTCTATAGAATAGTTAAGCCTGGCGGAACAATTGCTTGGGTTGTCGGAGATGGTACTGATAAGAATGGTTCTGAAACTGGAACTAGTTTCAGACAAGCTCTTTATTTCAAATCATTAGGATTTAATATCCATGATACTATGATTTACGAAAAGAACGGATGTTCTTTCCCGTCAAAGAATAGATACTATCAAGTGTTTGAGTACATGTTCATCATCACTAAAGGCCGGCCAACTACTGTAAATCTATTGAAAGATAGAAAGAACAATTGGGCAGGAGTTGGTAATTGGGGTAAGAAGACTTCACGCGGTAAGAATGACGAACTAATAGAAACTAAAGGACATATTACTCCGGACTTTGGCGCTCGCTTCAATATTTGGAGATACAACACTGGTGCCGGCTTCTCAACTAAAGACGAAGAAGCGTTCGACCATCCTGCTATATTTCCAGAAAAGCTAGCTGAGGATCACATTCTTTCGTGGAGCAATCCAGGTGACGTAATATTAGACCCATTCATGGGCAGTGGTACTACCGGCAAGATGTCAGCTATCCATGGTAGAAAATGGATAGGTATGGAATGGAATGAGAAGTACGCTGAAATAGCTAAAGACAGAATAACAAAATATAAAACATCCATAAACGAATTGTTTGAATAACATGTCTGATGAACATTCCATAATACGTAGACCAAAAAACGTCGTAATTACAGTTGAAGAGCAATATGAGAAACTTTGCCGCGAGTTCGCAGACAAGATGTGCGATGACGGGAAAGCAAATGACCGTTACGAACAAAAAGGACATAGTAGAAATGTCTTATGGAAAAACCACTACGAAGGTAAAATGTCTGAGTTTGCTGTTTATCAGTGGATGCGTGATCGTGGACAAAACCCGTCAGTACCAGATACACTAATATGGACAGAATCTGAAAGACCAAAGAAAGCTCTTGACGAGCCAGATATAGTTACTGAGAAAAACGACTTTCACATAAAGTCAACTTCCGACTACATGACTAAAAAGCTTGGTAAGAAAAGCTGGTCTTTCAGAAAAGAAGACCCTATTATTGATCACCCAACCGAAAGAGATATTGTGGTTGGTTGTACCATTCTAGAAGACAGCAAAATTCGTATTGATTTTTTTGCCAGGGCAGATAAACTCACGCCCTACTATGAAGCACCAGTATATGACACCTACAAAGAAAGTAAGTATTGTATCTACTGGAACTCCATCAAAAATTGCTAATTGACTTAATAAAAAAGTACATACAATTCCACCTATGAAAGAGGTTCATACATATGCCAAAAACTAAGACACTCAAGCGTGACGATGCTATCCAATGCATCAAATTCTCAATAGAGAACGCAACCGAAACAACTAAGCTACCAGTATTACTTTGGGGTAGTCACGGTGTAGGTAAAACGGAAATCGTCAAGCAAGTGGCTAAGGAAATGGACTATAACGTCACCATTCTCCACCTTGCTACCCAGGACATTATTGACCTTATCGGCCGACCAGTGACAGAAACTGTCGATGGGGTAGAAGTTCAGCGTTGGGCAGTTCCAAGCTGGCTCCATGACGCTAAGAAGCTCAGTGAGAAGAACGGTAAGCCAACTCTATTCTTCCTTGACGAATTCAACCGTGGCCCACGTCTCGTACTAGCTGCCATGTTACCATTCCTCATTGAAGGTATCCTACACACCCACAAAATTGGACCAAAAGACGCCGTAATCGCTGCTGCTAACCCAGCTAACGAGAATTACGAAGTAAACGAACTAACCGACAAGGCGTTGCTAAACCGTCTCGGACACATCGTCCTAAGTCCAACCGTCAGTGAGTACCTTGAGTACATGCGCTCCATCGGAATGGACAGTGTAACCATCGACGTTATCAAGAAGAACAACGAATTCGCTAAAATTCCAGAAATTGAATTGTCATTTGAAGTTGAACCTTCACGTCGTAGCATCGTCAACATCATGTCAAAAATCGGTAAGAAGCCAAAGAAGTGGATTGCCGATCACGCTCCGCACATCATTGAAACCTACCTTGGTGAATCTTTCGCTCTCAAGTGGTGCGAAGCATTCGCTATCGGTGACAAAAGCATCACCCTTGACATGATTCAAGAATACGATGTCTATAAGTCAGACATTGAAGATGCTCTTACCACTACGATTGACGGGCGTAGGACTGTCAGAATTGACATCCTCACGAAAGCAACCGAATTGCTCAAGCAGCACATCCAAGATAATGCGGGAGTAACCATCAAGGACCTTAACTACATGATTAAGTTCTTTGAAACCCCAATCATCCCAACTGAACACTGTGAAAACTTCTTCACTACCAACAAGCATATCCGTGATAGCATGTTGTCCCCTGACGTGAACCTGGAACTCGGTAAGTTCTTTGATAAGAAGAAGATACTTAGCGCTTCTGGACTAGCCAACGTTTGGTGATTGAAATTTACAAACAACTAGATAGAATACCACCCAAGGAAATAAAATGTCAAAAGAAAACGATCCAGTCAGCAAGCTTTTCAATGTAAAGGACGCCCGCGTTATGGTGTTCGGTGGAACAATCATCGACACCAATGACGAAGCTGGTTACAATGAAACTACTATGACTAAGCAAGCTAAGAGTCCAGATTGGTCCCCAAAGGCCGCGCTGCTCGCTTATCCTAACATGCAGAATGTACAAGAGGAAGAAAAGGATAACATGTACGGCATGGCATCCGTTTGGCTAAACGGGTTCGCACCAGTCAAGAAGGGACTCTATGAGTCTAACGTAATGATGAAGCGTTCAAGCACGTTCTTGAATAGCTCCGGTTACGTTACTACCGACCAAATCCTCAAAACTCGTCAACCAGACAAGATTTGCTCACTCTTCTCATGCATGAAATGGTATTCAAGCGATGAAAAGAAAGCACCTATGCGTCTCATTGACAAGTCACTATCTTCAATTGAAGGTAAGCGTGCTATCATTGAACTTGGTATGGCATGTGATAAGTGGTTTGAGGACCCCGTTTCAATTCGCTACATCGTTCGCAATGAAGCACCAGAGAATAGCGACCGTGGAGACTACGTGTATCTCATCGGTGGTAGTCGGGAATTGCTAGCTGACAACTTGATGCCGGCAATGAACGAAATTTCCATGCTGTATAAGACTTCACGCGCTGTTTTTGATGCGGAAACACAGAAGAAGAACAACGGTGACGTTCTCAAGCTTTCCAACATTCAAAGCAAGTCAGGAATTTGGTTAGCTTATGATAAGAAGCGTGGCGAAGAGGGAATGAACGATTCGCAAATGAAGCTCATCAACGCAATGCGCGATCGTCGTAAGCTTGTCCGCATCATGCAGGGAATCATCTACATTCGCAATTATCTACGTTATGCCAACGAATTGCTGGGTGAAGAGTCTGTCCTTGACTTTGATAGTGCCAAGGGAACAACCGCAGACATCTGTAAGAAAGTTCCAATCAAGGAAGTTCGCGCCAAGTATGAAGATGCTTACCAATACTGTAAGAACTTGATTGGCGTTTTCCCTGACATCGCTACCTGTTCTTGGGCATAAGACACAAAAGTAACGCCTATTTTGATATAATATTTGTATGAATAGGCGTTACTTTACATGTCAAACAGAAATACACTCAAAAAGGAAATCTTAAATAATTTAGATATTATTGTAGATTCGTTAATTGAAAAGGACTTAGACTTTTCAAAAATGTCCAAGCATGAGCTTGAAGGCATCGCCAATTTTATAAAATTGACTCTCAAAGCTCAAGACAAGAAGAAGCTTGATTTATTCTTAGGCAAAAAACCAAAACCAGCACCTATAATAAAAAACGGCGTTGAAAAAAAATACGTGGAAATCAACGTTGACGAGATATGTAGAAAAATTAAAGTTGGCGATTCTGTATTTACGCATCTGTTCAAGTACACCTTCCATAAGAACACCCAGTTTGCTGACTTACCGGAGGGTATTAGACAAATCCTAATGGTATATAAGGACTCATTAGGGTTTGAGGAAGAAAATGACACAGAACGAATAAGACACGCTCAGAAATGGTTAGCTGGGATAGGGTTAGTAGGAATAATAAGATTCAAAGGTTTGGCAAACGAACCGTATTTGCTTGAAGAAGATGTTGGTAAGTATCTAAAGAAATTCATCAGTAACATAAAAAACGTATATAACTGCTTGAATGATAAGGCAGTAATGATAGATAACCAAAATAAAGGCTTGCTATTGTGGAATACTGGATATAGTAGGCATCTACAATTCGTAAAGAAAGCGACTCACATAGAATGAAAAAGACAATTTATATGGCAATCGGCGTTCCAGGCTCAGGTAAGTCGACTTGGTGGGAAACTGCTGTGTCAAAGGGTACCATCCCAAATACCGCTTTGCGCATCAATATGGACACCATTCGTAAGGAACTGACCGGTTCAGAAGAAAACATGTCAAAGAATGACTTGGTTGCTAGGGTTGCGAAATCAACTTTACGTAGCGCAATGTCAAACAACGTTGAAGTTATCTATTGGGATAACACCAGTGCTCGTCGTAAGTACCGCAAGGAAGTCATAGAGGACGCCAAGAAGGCAAATTACGAAGTGATCGGCATCTGGTTCAAAGTCCCATTGGACGTTGCTAAGTCACGGAATGCTGCGCGTGCCCGTAAGGTACCAGAGGATGTCTTGGACAACATGTACAAGAGCATTCAAGAAGCGCCGCCAGAACTGACCGAGGGATTCACGCAAATCATTGTAGTGGAATAACTTTGTGATAAAATAGTGTCAGAGGATTATTATGGATAATCAACCTGACACTACATCACAAGAACAGCCACAGCAAGAAATGAAGAAGGCATCCGAATTAGATATCGGATGGCTCAACGGTTCATACGTGTCTTCCCTTTCTGGTCCTTTTGAAGAGGTAAAGGCACAGGAGCTTAGCATTGATCATCAAGAAAAAATGGAATTTGCGTGGTTTGCTGTAAAGGCAAAGAACTCTGATTCTTCTCAAGAAGAGCTTGAAAAGAAAGAGGCAATTCGTAGACAAATTGAAATGGGCATTATCAAACCTAATGGACTTCCAGTTGGTTGGAAACAAGCACCAACTGACATGAAGAGAACCCAAGGCGCTGACAGAGTATTACCACCAGAGCAACCACCAGAAGCGCAGAAACAAGAAGGGCCAAGAAAAGCGCCTGGCGGCAAGTTGGGTAGAAAACTTTTACGTCAAAGAGATAGAGCTATTCAGAAAGATATGAATAAGCTCATAAGAGAAGAAACGAGGAAGAATAATAATAGTCTCGCGTCAAGACTTGATGCGTTAACTAATACACGTCCAATCCGCAATCCAAATTCAATTTGAAAGGGCTGAACGTGAATACTGAACACATATTTTTATTTGGTCACAGAAAACAACACGGAAAAGACACCTGCGCAAATCTTCTTGAGCGTCAATTAGATGCGAAGAGAATAAGCTACAAAAGAACTTTCTTCGCTAAAGAGTTGAAGAGAGTATCCGCTATGAAATACAATCTTGATTTCGATAGAATGGATGACAATGCGTACAAAATTAGTAAACCAGAACATCTTGGCGGATTATCTGTCCGTGATGTTCTTATCAAAGAGGGTATATTTGCCAGAAGTATATGGATTCACGCTTGGGCAAATATAGCATTTAGCGAAATACTTCAGAGTGGCGCTAAAATTGGCATAATTTCTGATTTTAGGTTCCCTAACGAATGTGACGGGTTTGATGAAATATTCAATAGTTACGTAAATATGGACCCAGAGAAGAATAAATATGTTAATAAACCTATTATCCATAAGATACTAGTTCACCGCCCAAATGGTATATTCTCTAATGACGGGGCAGATGATCAAGTTCCAGATGATGTATCTTATTGGGACCATGTAATTTTGAACGACGATGATAGTGAAAACTGGATAGAGCGTTTAAGAACACAACTTGGGAATATAATAGATACCGTACTCTGAGGTAATCATGTTTCGCTTCATAAAACTAAATAAAGCCAAATGCTTAAGATGTAACTCCATTGTTATTTCACAAGAACATAGACCATCTGACGTGGAAGTATGTGATTGTGGTTCGCTCAAAATTTCCGGAGGAAGAACCCATTTGATTAGAAATGGTACTGCTGGAAGAGACTACGAAGAGCTTACTATCATTGAAATAAATGATCAGAATTGTCCAGATGTAAATGCCGAAACAGTGGACCCAGAAAAAATAAAGAACATACAAAAAGGATACTATACTCCATGACAAAAAATTCACTTAGTTTCCCTATTCCGGAACAAGGACTTGAAAGTCCAGACATGTGGAACATTATCTTTCTTTCTGGACCAATCACGGAAGAAATGGCAGCTAATGTGTGTTCAAGATTGTTATCTATTGACTTCATCAATAAAACAAACGGAAAGGTAGAGCCAATAAGTCTTATTATCAACAGTCCAGGCGGCGATTTAACTGCAGCATGGCAAATCTGTGACGTAATGGACTTTGTTTCTACGCCAATTCATACTATTGGTTTGGGTCAAATCTGTTCAGCAGCATTAGTAATATTGATGAATGGTAGCATAGGTAATAGAAAGATTACGGATAGAACCGCTCTCATGTCTCACGAATATTCATGGGGAACAGAAGGTAATCACGATCAACTCATAGCAACTACTAAGGAGTTCAACAACATCATCAAGAGAATGTTGACTCACTACAAGGAATGTACCGGGTTGTCAGAGAGCGTAATAAAAACTAATCTCTTGAACGGTAGCGATTCTTGGTTGACACCAAAGCAAGCGAAGAAGTACAACATAGTTGATGAAGTTGTTGTATCCAGCAAAACCAAAAGAATAAAGAAATTAGAAAAGCTAATAAAAAAAGAAGAAAAAGAGGAAGATGACCAATGAGCGATACGAACAAAGAATTATCTCTAACGGAAAACAATGTTCTTTTGAACCAATCCGCAAATCTATCAAATGAGATAATTTCAAAGCTAGACAATCTAACCCTCATAACACCAGATGACGTGAAGTCACTCAAAGAAGCTCAGTCTTTTTTACTTTCGACTTATACGGATGTTACGCAATTTAGACCAATGGTAGTCAAGCTTTGTAGCGTTCTTACCAATGGAAATTTCCCTACACCAGACTCAAAATACTGGCAGTGTAAGTCGGAAGCAGAAGTTCACTATAATGAACTAGTAAGAGCTTACAACAAGTACGAAAGAGCTTTAGTTGATATTGAAGAAATTGATTACAAAATAAAGAGTATTAATGTAGCCATTGATAAGGGACTAATCAAAAAAGAAGAACAATTTGATCCAGAACTAGCCAAGTTTGACTTGAAGAGACTAGAAATAAAAAGAAAAGAATATGTGTTTGAATTGAAGCAATTGGAAAAGACAATCAAATACAGAATTGAAGAGGTATCAGACTGGCATAAGATTTCCGAATCACTAAAAGGAAAGCTTCAATATAGCCCAACTTTGTTCAAGGAACACTTACCAGAAGCTAAATTCAAACAACTTGAGTATAAAGTCGCTGAAGCTAAAACCGAAGAAGAAAAAGCAATAGCGCTTGATCAACTCAATACGTTCAAGGAACTATTAGTTAAGGCTTCTCAAAAGAAGAATTAAGTTAGAGAAACACCTATTTCAGAAGGTATCCATTGGGAACATTCAGTTTCTTCGTCAACAGTTGTTGGGAAGGAACCAGTACAGAATGAACATGGATTACATGCGCCTAAGTCAAAAGAAATGACAAGGGATGAACCGGTATCGGTAACATTGATACAGCTTCCGCCTACAATAGATTTCAAATAGAATACCACGTCAGAAGCACCAGGAACACCCTGAGTGCTTTGTAATATTCCATTAGTTTCACAAGAATTAGCAACAATATACTTGTGAGCTTTCAATATCAAATTACAATCCTCAGCGTTACCGCTATTGAATTGATCACCTGCAGGGCCTTCGTCACTCCACACAAATGATGGATTTCCACCTTCTATGACTATAGAACCGTCGCTAGTGATTGATTTGAAATATGTAACTACGTCGCCGTTATCTTTGTAATCAACGTGACTCAATATACCGTTAGCTGGCCAAGTAGTTTGATCGTTACTTTCAACACCACATGGTCTAAAATCATACCAACGAGAATCAATATAGATGTAAGGATCGTCTTCTGTTGCGGCGTCAATACGAACATTTCTACCGCCTACGATGGAAGCAAATAAGAACGTCGTGAAACAGTTGGCATCAGCTTGATGAGAAAAGTAGTTTTCATTAGCGCCATTCAAACCGGCGATAGATGCTTTTCCGAGATAAACGTAAGCTTCCGATGTAGCAAGATTTCTTGCTTCGTATATCTTGAAAGGAAATTCATTCTCAATAACTGCCATAACTATTCCTTTATACCTTCTTAGCTGTTACATAGATATGAAGAGGTATTATTGAACGTAACAAAGCCGAATTAGCTTTTTGTTGAATATTATCTATGCTTAACATATTATAATCTGTATCCCAAATAACCACATCAACTAATGCGAAATTAGTAACATTGAAGTTATGTGGAACATCAACTGTATAGAATGTTCTACCATCGTCTAAAACAATAGGAGTCCAGTCAGCTTCTTCAACTTCAATAACAACTGCAGGGTTGACTATGATTTCTTGATTGATTAAATCTGAGAGTTTTACAGTACCAGAAACCAAATCTGTGAATTGTAAAGAACCATCCACGCCGGCACTAAGTCCTACGCCTTCACGTCCTATTTGTATATCGGTAACTTCAAAGGGGCCACGTCCACAAGTCATAAGTTTATCTTCCTGTATTTGGGTTTAGGTTTACTATAGACCAATCAACGTATCCACTAAATGGCAATTCACCATTTATTCTAAATCCAGTTTCGGACTTATTGTCATACCAAACATTGACGTTTCTATTTGAAGATAGAGAAATTGAATAGCTTGTAGAAGACATTGGAGTACCAAACGATACTGTCTTTTGGCTTTCGCCATTGAATTGAACTGTTCCTTGTTTCTTAGCATACTTATCATTTGGATTTGCGTCAAACACAACAGCGTCTATAGTTGAAGTGCTGAGGTATTCACCATCTATTTCAACTCCAAATACTCTTTCCCAATGGTTTGGTTGGTAGTTTATAACGTGGAATTGAATTTTTAGAAGGTGAGAACCGGATTCAAATTTATTTAATATCACGGTACCTGTATCTGGAGCATCGCAGCTTGTATCGCCAGTTACGCAATCTAATGTTACGCATCCGCAATTTTCTGGAGCAGTACAGTCTTCGGTTGAATTAGGCATAGTGCCGAAGAAAGTAAGTGTGGTTGGATACATTATTTTTGATTCACAACCTTGAATGACCGATGTTCTTGCTAATTCTTTATTAGCAGTTTGGTCATAAAGTCTAAAAATAACTGGTTCTGGTGAGTTGTACGCACCATATGCCAACTTAGCAATTATCATTCCAAGCTTATATTGATCGGTTACTGGAGGTATTACTATTTCCAAACCAGGAACGTCCCACCATCTCCATTCTCCCGTATTAGGATCAACTGTCTTTTCATAGAAAGTCAACGGAGTTGGAGCAGAACAAGATGATAACTTAGCTACTTGAGCTAGGAATCTATCAATTGACCAAACGAAATTAGGACCGGTTGGGTCGGAAAATCTTGGCAAATTAGCGCATGCGCTGTGGTCAATTTCCTTTCTTCCCAACCACCAAAGAGAACCAGTAGTAAGGTTTTCTTTCCAGTTACGGCAAGCTCCTACAATCTCTTCTAACGAATAAGCTCTTGATAGGCTATCATCTTTGAAGTAAAGCTTGTCATCTTTTACGAAAACGCCTTTGGCACGGGTATAAAGCTCTTTGAGAGTAAGACTATCTTTACCAAGTATCTTCTTTACGTACTCATCTCTAAAATTCAAATTGCCATTGCTATCAATAAACAACGCAGTATTTACGTCAGTGATTGCCCCTGACGAGTTACTTTCGGCTGGCTTAGTGAGAGTTATTCCCGCTGCGAAAAATGATTTATCTGGTACGTTAGCCATATGCTCTCTTAGAGGTTATTGAATTTATCAAAAGTTTCTTGCGTTCCTAGTCCATCTACCTCAGAGGATGGAATGTTATCCACCAAGGTTATTTGCCAATCTACGCTTCCGGTCCAGGTTTCCAACTCAACTTTGATTGTGAATCCAGTTGCTGTCTTGTTATCCCACCATACCTTGACGTTTTGATCTGGCATTAGCGTTATACTATATTTATCTTTATTTGTAGCCCAATCTGGTATTGCGGTATCAAATGTGACTTGGAATTCCTTCTGATCTTCAAATTGAGCAATTCCTTGTCTTTCAATGGTTATTTGCTTGCTCAAATCAAAGATTATAGCGCCGTGAGTAGTGTTGGAGAGGGTTTGTTCACCATTAGTGAAGAATGGCGAGAACGTTCTATTCTTATAGTTTCCGTTGACGCTATCTTCTGGTGAAATTACTTGAGTGCTCCACTTGAATGTAGTTCCTGTAGTGGTTCTTTCCCACCATGCGTGACTTTGTGTCAATTCACCATCGGTTTGAACTGTGAATCCACCAACTATAACGGCATTGGAAGTGCTTCCGAATGCTGTTTGTCCGACATAGTATTGATTAAGAGCGTTACATGCTCTTTCGCTGTCGCTATAGACATTGAACGCTGGAGCATCACCACCTAAACCTACGCCGTCTTGGTATCTTCTCCAATCATATGGAACAAGCTTCTTCTCTGTTATGTTTGGCAATTCAAGTAATGTGTTGGAATCGTAAGTGTTCATAACGTCATACTTGAAGAAGTATTTCTTCATGACGCCGCTTTGATCAGAAATCTTACGGTTCTTGTATTCTTGGATGAATGCGGTTGCCCATTCAGTGTATCTTTCGTTTGGATTATTGTCAGGGCAAGTGAATACGCCGGAACATCCAGTTACTTCGGAAGCTATGCTTGTAATGTAAATCCATTGTCCGGATAGAGCAGCAGCGGAAGCAGCAACAGTGAAGACATTAATGTCATTACATCCAACTACGTTACTGAGAGTGAATGTACCAGAACCAGAAGTTGGAACTTGTTGTACTGTATAGCTTGTTATGCTTCCAGGGCATGCCCATGCTGATGTTGGGAATGAACTGAATGCCGAGATGCTTGCGGAATACGAACCCAAGTTGTAAACGCTCTGCCAATCTGCGGAAGTTGCCAAGCAGATTGCGCCAGTATCAAACGCTTCAAACTCAGGATATTGAATTGGAACGTATGCTGCGAGGTTATCTGTACAATCTCTGCCGAGAGCACCAAGGTTTTCATCTTCAACTATTTCCTTGATTATGTTCAAGTTCTTATAGTCTTCGTAATCAAACAAGAATTCATCGTAAGTAATATAAACTGGTATATTGTCAGTATTAGCTTCTGCGAAGTCTTCAACTGCGATAGAGGCATTGATGAAAGACAATACTACGTGGTTTCTATATGGGTTAGCGTGTAATCTTGCTCTTCTGTAGGACAACCAGAACTTACCATCCTTGACGGTTGACCAAAGTGGAGTTCCCCAACGTGCTGCGTTTCCTGCAGTCAACCAAACATTGAATCCGTCAATTGAATATGGACCAGCGAATGGAGATTCAAGGAATGGGGCAACCCATTGGTCGTGGTTGTGTTGGAACCATGTAGTTGGATTAGTTACTGTGGTTGCGTAGTCACTTGTATCAGATGCGCAAGTGAGGCATTCAAGGCAAGTTGGATCGGTTTGATTGACAACTTCAAGTTCTTGGAGTTTGTTTACAACTGGAGCATCTAACAATGGATCAAGTGGGAGAGTTACGGAATCTATGAGAACGCCGTTACCGTCCTTTGGCATTTCATATTCAGAAATACCCTTATACTTGTTTGAATATGCGGAAGCATCAACATCGATGACGTTTTCTTCCATTATTCTTACATAGAGTTCAAACAACTCGTCACCATTATTGGCATGTACTAATTCAAGGATTCCTTCTCTGAATCTAGAACCAACGTTTTCTGTTCCGTAAAGTGTATAGTTACCGCTTGGTGCGAAACGATTGATAGCAGTGAGAGTTTCATTTGCTTGGATGTAGTTAGTCTTAGCGAGAGCAGTCTTCATGAATTCTGTCATATTGGTTTGCTTTACCATACCAATTACATAAGAATTCTTATAGTTGACGTTAGCTGTTCCTGCCTTTTCTATTTCGTCATAATTATACTTCTCACCCATTGCGAACCAGTAATTACCATCGGAGTCAATCAAGTCAGTGAATCCCTTAGGACCAACTGTTCCGCCTTGACCGATTATATTCCATGGCCATGCCTTCTTAATAGTAGAATCGCTTGGGTGGAAGGCTGTGTTCTCGTCTTCCTTGTAAGTACATGGTTGTCTTACGCCATTATGGAGCAACTTCTTATCAAATGCTTGTGACTTACCGTAATCCAACATTCCGATTCCTCTGGAATATGGACCAGCGATTATAGCTCTGGACATTCTCAATCCAGTCTTGCCGTTGTTAGTGTATGTCTTAGCGTGGATAATTTGACTTCCAGCACCACATTCTTGACCACCAGACAATACTACAGTACCACCGGAGACGTAAATGCTGCTACCGGAAATATAAGGAGTTCCACCAGTTATTACTTCAGCGATACAAGTATAGCTTGCTGATACGTCAACAACTCTAATGTTTTCAGTGATATCACCAAAGATATCATAACCAACATCTGTTCCGGAAATTACAGCAGTTCTTACGTATGGGGATTCTTCAATGAAGAAGCTTTCGTGTTCTAAGACACCAGTTTGTTCACCGAACGGAACGGAGTATACCCAAATGCTGTCTTGTTCTGCTTCACAGAATACGCCAGTAGATGGAACGAATACTGCTTTGTTGTATCCACCAGTTATCATTTCACAGAGGCTTTCGTGTCTGTAATTGTAGAGTTCAGAAATAGTAGCGGAAATACCTTCTACTTCTGGTTGTATATCAGAAATACCACGTCTCAAGTCTGAAATTTCTTGTCTCAACCAGTTGGTTGCTAACCAAGACTTATCTTCGTCAAGTTCAGATACCCAAGTTTGTGTTGGGCCGTTTATTGGCTTGTTGTTGAAGTGGTTCAATTCAATAGTCTTCTTCTTTATGTTCATACCGAACATATTGAAATCAGATGCTATTTGTTTTGGAGCTTCAATTTCTGGACCAGCAGCTTCGTCATATGTGATAGTGTAATCAAATACCAATTGGGAACGATTATCGTATCTACGAATTCTGAATACTTCTCTCCAATATCCGTCAACAGGGTACATTCCAGTGTGGGTAATGTCTCTGTGTAATGGATCAGTATTAGCTGCAGGATTCTGACATGCCTTTGGGGTTATCCATTCTCTGGAAACGGTTTCGGCTATCCAGAAATGTCCGTCAGTTGTGAACTGCCAAGTTACATCACCAGCGGCTGCGTCATTTCTTGCGTCACCGTCAAGTAAATCACACCATGGCCACAATGTTGCTCTGTCTCTTATGCTTGAAGAATCGGCATCAGTCAAGAATCTAATATTGGTTTCTTCTTCATCTACCTTGAAGAATGGTAATTGTGGCAAGTAAGCTGGGTTGCCTTGGAAAGTATCATAAGTTAATGGGTAATAGTTTGTTGCTTCTGTGTTATCATCTGGAATTGGAGCATCAAGATAATCATACAAGTCTTGCCATGCTGCGGAAGATTGTCCAGAAGTTACACCAAATACAGAGACATCATCGCTTTGTCTTTCGTATATGCCATTGAATATGGACTTAAGTGGGTTTTCAACACCAGAGTTTATCTGACCCTTAGTAATGACAGGATAGGTGAATTCACCGACTGATAGCGTACCCCAATTGAATGGGATGTAATCTCTCATTTCAATGAATGATTTATTACCGCTTGAATCACCTACCATAGTTCCTATAGGACCAACGCCGTCATATTCAGAGTTAATATCAAGAGCATTTAAGACTTCATCAACACATGGTTGCTTCCACTTTTCAACGAATGTCTTCTTATCTCTACCCCAAATGAATTGATCCAATCCGCCGCAATTTCTTGTGATATAGAATGAATATGTTATACCACTTGGAGCGTAAGTACCGGTAGCAAAGCCCATGTCATCAAGGGCATCACCGCCATTATATTCACCTTCAAGAACAGTTGGCATGTATAACCAATCTGCAGCATTGTGGTCCTCAAAGCGATAGCGGAAGTAATCAAACTGATCAAATCTATCGGATATATTGGTTATTGGAGCTACGTTATGGAGACTTCTTTCATATCCAAAGTGATATGCGAAGCCAGCAGAAATATCAGCAACAGCAGAAGAGTTGTAATCTGTTAGGTATCTTCCGGAAGCTGAGAATATGTAACCAGAACCAGAAACTTGATAGGAAATACTATCAACTGTAGTTGCTGTTATTGGGTTTGAAGAAGGTGTGAGAGTATCGGTTGGCCAGCAATTGGTATCAATATCTGGATCACCTGCGGAAGTATTAGCAGATTGGCATGCGCTAACTGGAGCATAACCACCAGTAATCCAGAATGAAGCGCTATTTGGGTCCAAGTTAGCAGAGCTTATTTGTGATGACCAAGTGTTTACTTTATAGAAGTAATGGAAGTCATCAAAGCCAGCGGATTGCTTAGATGGCATGTAAACTGCTTGAGCAATAGCGTCAAGGGATTCGTCATATTCCGAACCGCTCTCGTATTGTAGAGATGGGTCTATTTCATCGGCACTTCTGGTTACATTATTGAACCAGAACATGTCAAACGAACCACCCAATATGTCATAATTGTTACCATATGAAAGTATGGTTGCTAAATCCGCATTTGTTCTGTAAGCAAATCCAGAGCAAGTTTCCGAAAGAGATGAGTATCTACCAGTGTCAACATATGAAATTCCGTCTATTACTAAGCCGCTATTTCCGTAACATGCGAGGTTGTTAGAAAGAACAGAGTCAGGGAAATACTTGCTAATATATCTCTTGTTGAGTTCCGGCAACAACAATAGTCCATTTTCACTTCTAGTGTCGCTAATTGAGAAGTCTTCAATGAATTTGCTCTTTACTTTTGGTAAGTAGAATCTTCTGTTATAACCATCAACATGCGATGCTAAGTTATGACTATAGAAGAAGTCTCTTGGGTTTTCTGTTAAAGTCTTGGTATAAGAAAGAACCTTCTTTACTGTTTGAACAAGATTTCCGTCTTCGTCTCTAGATAAGACGTTGGCTAGCTTATATCTTGACAATGCCCATGCGCCTGATGTTATTGGCGAGGAAGCATCCCAATCTCTCAATGTTAATTGAGAAAGTGGAACTATCATGTCTGGGTCTGAGAATATATCAGCGTATTCGCTTACATCATATGGTGTTGGTGCGTAATATCTGTATCCACCGGAAGTTGCTATTGGTGGCGTCATACCTTCTTCGGGTACGTGTGCTAAGAGAGGATCACTAAGAGCTTCTTTTGGTATATAACCATCTTCGTTTGCCTTAGATATTACCTTTACAATCTTTGCTGCAGTGAATGATCTGAAATCACTTACAATATTGTCTTCATAGTAGTAACCAATACCACTAGAAATTTCGTTGTAGCTCTTTCTATATTCACACCATGCTTTAGCTACATCCGGAATGATATCTTCTGAGATTTCCCAAGAGATGTCTCCGTTGTATGCGCCAGATAAGTGGATAGTAAATCCGCTTACGAATTTTGAAATGCTGTACGCAGGTAATGTAGCAGATGGAGTTAATGTTACGTCGTAAGAGTTAGAGAAACTTAGACAAGATGAAATGTTGTGGGTAAACAATTGCGGAGCTAAACCACCAGAAGATGGTACATTTATTGAGCTTATCTTACCTCTCTTATAGAGGTTATATAGGCTTTCATCAGCAACGACACTTCTGAGGTATTCGTGCTTCATGTATGGGTCTTCTGAACGGACGCGGACTCTACCACCTTCTTGTGCTAAGAAGTTTTGCCAGGAAGAATAGGTGATAACGCCAGCATATTCGTCTAAGAATTGTTCAATCTTGAACGGATCGTAGTCGTAAAGAGTTGTATAGGTATTATCGCTATTAGTGTCAAAGTTATCAGTTACCCAATAGACTGTCTTCTTGTAATTACCAGAACTTGGTGTTTCTAAAGTATAATCAACTAAATCTGAATAGTTAGCATCAAACTTAGTGTAGAAGTATTCTAAACCAGTGTGGTTTTCAAAAGAGTGTAATTTCCACTTTTCGAGTGATTGCCATTCTGATTCCGAAATTGGTTCCGGATGGAGATTCTTAGGATTGAAGAAAGCTTCACCTGCGGTTGGACGTGACCATATCCACATTGCGCCATCTACAGGGTGTCCCGAATATTTCCATACAGGTCTTTGATCAGAACCGTTCAAGAAATAGTTGTAAAGTTTTGGCCAGAAACCGCTGAGTGGGAAGCTATTAGTTTCGGTATCAGGTCTCCAAGTTTCTTCAAATTGATCAAATCCTTCAGCAAGAAGAGACTTGATATAAGAACCTACTTGATCAGTTGTTTCGCTTTCACCATCTACACCCAACACAGCAGCGGCTTGTCTTTCTGCGTATGGTAATTCGGCATTTCCGTTATTGAGGTTTTCAGCAACAACCGCATCACCTATCCAGCTTTCACCGTGAGTGAAGTAGATGATTTCAAGTCCAGTTTGCGGTTCATCAACATCCTTATTCTTACCCGTGTAAGAAACGGAATATATGTGACCAGGGTTAGAAGTTGTGTATCCTTCCCAATTTCTACCGCTCAACGATGTTGAGGAACCAGAATCAATATATTCTTGGCTATAAACAATACCGTCTTTGTTTGGATCGCGGTTGTCACCAGCTTTGAAATAGTGATTACCGAAATCGTCTACGGCTTGTGTTCCGAAGAATGTATATCTTACTTCCTTGTCTAAACCAATGTTTCCTCTTCTGTTGAAGACACCACCAAAGTTTCTAACCATTTGGTACCAATCTTCACAACCAGGGAAAGAAACTGAAACGTTAGGAGTTTCGAGAGTAGCGTGGATACCGCCCCAAAACAGAGCGTGGTCCTTATTACCAACACCAACATGGTAGCAAACGTTTTCCGGTAAATTATCTCTTCTTATCCAAGCAGAACCGTTGTTTTCGTAAGCTATATTTACTACTGAATTGTTGAATTCGTCGTAACGGGAATCTGAGAAATATCCATACTTCATATTCAATGAAGCATTATCGCTTTCACATCCAACTAACTGATTCGATGTCTTACCGCCTGTAGCCAATCCAGTACATTCGTTACCTACATAGCAAGTACCGACAGTCTTTATTGGATATTTTCTTGTCGTGTCAACGTTCCAGCAACCTTGCTCAAACTTGAAAGTATAAGGCTTATAAGTTGTTGGTGACTTTCTTATAGTTGCGTGATGGTGAATACGTATCCAGCTTATGAATTCAAAAGTATCTGACAATTCGTTTTCAATAACACCATCTAACTTCATGTCGCCTGTGGAACCATTGAAGGCAATACCGCTCAAATTCCAGAATTCATAGTAACTTCCGGAATCAACATTAGATGGTCTTCCAGAGGAATTAGTTCTTAGCAATCCAGGATCAACAGTTGCGCTATCGTCCTTAAATACGATAGAACCGTCAGGCATAACAACTGGGTCCTTCCAAGATGCTACAGGGTGTCCAGGGTCAGTAGTTATTCCAGGTGGGAGTCCCATTGTTGGACCTGGGAATATACCACCGAGACTTGGAAGCTTATTGCTTACAGAAGGGCAAAGAGGAACAACGAAATCTTGAGCAAATGTTGACTTAGTTGAGAAGTTGGAATCTATTGATACACCGGAGCAGCTTATTGAACCACCAATAGTGATATCTGGTAGGTTGAATCCCAATCCGCTTGAGTTTGTTGGAACATCATTTTCGCTAGTTCCAGTTTCGTTCATACAATTAGGATCAAATGCCGGACCAACCATCTTCAACGATGTATTAGTCATCTGTCCTGCGGCACGGGCACCGGCATCTCTTATGAATGAACTTGCTGCGGCTAAAACTTCTGGACAGAGTGCTAAATCAACGTCATCTTCAACGTCTTCACCAATAAGATTAGATAGACTAGTAGAAGTTGTGCTACCACCGTTACATCCAGTGACGCTCTTACCATCGGCTCCGGTTGCTCTATAAGTTGACTTCAAGAATCCGGCTACGGAGTGTCTTGGAACGTTAGTATTGGAACCGGCTGGAAGAGAATACCAAGCACCATCTGCGAATACCAAAGTATCGCTTGTTTGTGTGGTAGTAGTGAAAGAAACAGGAACTGCAGAAGCAACGCTTATGTCAGTGTATGGGGTGTAATTTGGTCTAGTTCCGAAAGCGATTGCCTTGAAAGTCTTTTCACCGCCACCTAAACCTGCGCCTCTTGGGGATGGAACGTCACCAGTGGATAATGTAACCCACGCTGTACCGTTCCATTCTTCTGTTGAGCTTCTTAGTCCATAAGTCGAAGTATCAGTTGCTTGGTCTAATTGGTGATAGAAACCAGAGGCAACGAAACCGTCAGTGTGATCCTTACCGCCGCCGAGCGCAAAACCTCTATCTTCATTCAAACGTCCTACAGTAAGAGTATCCTCACCGAATTCTTCTCTCAAATCGGTAATACCTGGGAAATCTTCTTCAGTGAAATCTTGAGTACCGGTTGTCCATTGGATAGGGTCTATAGTGTTGAGAATATCTTGCTTATTCTTTCTAGTTTCTATCAATGGGTTCAATCTGAATTGCGGAGATAGAAGGTGGTTGACGCCGGTTTGCTCATTGCTCTTGTTAGTGGAGCAATGTGTAACTTCTGACATTTCGCCAGTACACTTGTCAACTTTTATTGATGTACATGGGCTACACTTTGGATCGGCTGCGGCATCAGTTGAATTAGCATATTGTAACTTACCAGTGAACAAGGCAATTCCTGAGTTACCGTAAGTTGCGTGTAAGTCATTCTTGAAGTTAGAGAAATCAAGTAACTGTCCAGTAGTTTTATCTACGACACGAACTCCGAAATCAGTAATCTTATTGAATGAAGCTAAATCAACTATATCGCTTGAATAGCTGAGGCAGAGCATTACGAGTGCTCTCTTAGCTTCTGAGAATTTCTTAGTTATGATTGAAAGAGATGCGTCTGAGTCATATGCGTTTTCGTTTTCATAGAAAACATGGACTAAGTGGTCAAAATCTATCCAACCTTCATTGAGATAAGATTCACTAGTGAGGAAACCAGAATATGGTTTGAAGTTAGCGGAATTTTCAGGATCATCTTTATACTGTTGGTATAAAGCATTCTGCTTTTCCATTCTTACTTTTTCGTCATTTATGATTTTATCTACAGAGAAGTATCCCAAAGCGCTAGCAATAGCGGAACAGATTCTAGTATTAGCAAACTTGTATTGTCCAAATTGAATTTGTCTGAATTGGAAGTCATAAACCTTACCGAATTGATTTACCTTATCAAAGTAAGTCAACACTTCAACGTCGCCAGTTAATTGCGATAAAGTTATCTCATCTGTACCTTCTAATGGGCAACCAGTTGAGTCGTATTCTTGGATAGAGTTATCTTTGAATGTTAAAGTGCTATTATCATTATCCCAAATGACACCAGCGGGAATGTCTAATAAATTTGAAATGTTTATGTTGTTGATGAATTCACCACCACCTGAGAAATTCTCAGTCTTAGTGGACCATTCGTCATTGAATGCGATAGCTGGTTGTATAGTGCCGAATTTAGTACCATCAATTGATACTTTGAGAATGTCAGCGGAAATCCTATCACTATTATCGTTTCCGATTATAGTTATCCTTTCTGCTGCAGTAAATTCTCTTGTATCACCTATTGTCATTTATTTCCCGTGATTTTCAATAATATTATACGACATTCACACCGTCATTATTGTAAATCAGAAGTATAATTGAATATGTCTGGATATGCGGTTGGGGTTGGTTCTTCATCGGCTGATGGTAAGCTTAAGCTACTTAGTGCTAACTCAGGAGAGAAGAAGTTGCCAACTCCGCTTGCTGATGTTGTTGCCGCACTTTCACAGTCAAATCTATTTATCTGCCAATTTATCTTATAACCACTAGTTGGAGCAGGAACAGAAAGAAGGACTTGGAATTGTCCATCTTGAACGTTCATAACACCATCTATGTGGAGGTCACGTCTAAATCTACATTCAAATGTCTTATATGATGTATCACCAGAAACATCTTGTGTTACACACGATAAGCAGAATTCACAATCGCCAGAAGAAACTGGCTTAGATAAAGCATCAGTTACTTCAGTTACGCTTACACAATCATCAAGAATAGTAATGTCATAACCACTAGAACCGGAAGTACCAGTAGCAACTAATGCGTAATTGAAACCAACGTCTGTTGAGTCATCTGGTAATTCCAAACTTACTACAGGTACGTCGCCTTCTACAATTTTTGAATCAGTTATGGTATATAACTTACTTACAGTATCAACATCAGTGCTTCCTTGTAAGTTTTGAATGTTACAATTTCCAGATGAATTATACAACCAGGAGCGAAGGAAAAGCATCAAAGATTCAAACGTAACTATATCGGAACCTCTAATGTTCTCAAACTTATCTGGAACTTTATGTCCCATTACTGCTGTTGATATAACTTTGGTTATTCCGTTGGTGTAATCAAACAATTCATTGATGTCCAAGTTAGTGAAATCGTAAGTTTCGGTAGCATTATCGTAAGGGGTAGCTAAACCGCCGACGTAAATCTTATCAATATGTAAGTAACCAGTGTTCAACGTTCTGTAAATCTTTATTTTTACGCTTGTAGTGCTCTTACTTGTTCTGAAAAACACATGTTGCGTTGTCATTGATGGAGCATATGACGTATTTGCGTAATAATTATGGTTGTTCCAATAACCGACAGTTCTAAATGCGTTTACATCTTCCTCTCCACCGAGGATTTGAATAGCTATGGTTTCGTAAACTGAATTAGTTTGATCCCAACCTGTTTGTTCTGATGAACCGGCAGCTTTTATAGAGAATACCAATTCTTGGTCTCTGAGTGTTTCTGGAATCCAGATTTCTCTTTCAATCCACTTCTCTCTATTGGTAGTTAGCGTGCTTCTACCTTCGTAAACGCACTTTTCATTAGCGGAATCGAAAGAGATTTCAACGTCATTACTTACTGCGTAATCAGTAAGAGACTTCCATGCTTGACACTTCTTAAACGTGTCAAACTTTCCACCATTGCTTAGGATTCTCTTTCCGTCGCTGTTATAGTCCCACAAATTACCAAAAATACCGCTAAGGAGAGCCTTATTACCATTCAAATAATTGAGAATATAATTGATATTCTCTTGGATTTCTCTAGGAGCAGCATTGGCATTTTGGTCATTAACGAGGTCAGTAGGATTGACCAGGGTTATGTCCTTATTCAACTTTGCCATCTAAAACTCCTTATTCTATTAGAATTCATCCCACCAGTCAATGCCTTTTTTTATCATGAGATAATCTATTATACATTGTTTTGGATAACTAGCAGCGATTTTGACTCTATCTCTGGCTTTTTCACACCAAAATATATTTATATTACTGCTAGGTGTTAGTATGGTTGAATATTCATCTAAATCTGGAGTTTGTTGTATTCCGTCTATGTAATTTGTTGGCTTTATTATGTATTCGTTGTGATACCAAGACGACATATTAGCATATTCGTCGTTTGTAATGTCCAATGTTTCCAATATGCTTCCGTCAGGTAAAATAATATCTGGAATTGGTTCCCCGAATGTTCTGCTACCAACAAAAATACTTCCTGGGTTATTTACACCAGTTTTCTTGGCGAATTCCTTATGGAAAGCTATCCAGGTGACTTCTGTACCAACATTTGAACTTGCGTTGATAACAAATCGATTTATCTTCTTATCAACGTAGAACAATTTTACATTGGCATTTGAAGAGAAGAACACGAAGTAGTCAGAACTTGGAAATGCGGTATCAAACAGAACCACAAGTGACTTTTTAGCAGCGGCTATCTTTACGACACCGGACTTGATGTATTTGGAGTTTGTTGTCTTAGTGAGTACCCAATCAAACAAGCTCTCTGCGCCATTGAAAGCACCATTGATGCTAAAGCTATTGTTAGGCTCTCTGCAGTACCATGTATTGGTATTGGTCCCTGGCGTAGCGATTATGCCATCTGTTATCTTTCTGTTATCTATTAGTAAGTTTGACATATTTAGTCCTTGTCGCTATTGTTTGATTCTATCTTATAAGGATGAATACTTTCGACATTTCTGATTTCCATAAATCCAGGTTTGAATCCTTCTGATTGCGAGACTATAAAGTCCTTAACGCTATCAGCACGGTGTCTATCAACACCATAATCATCGTATTTGACATCAAACTGGTTGCTCTTATAGAGGTTCAATATACCGAACATATATTGCTTATCTAATTGAATCATAAAGATTCCATTAGCATTCTTCTCAACAAGCATTCCTTCACCAACGTCAAAAATAGTGTTAGTCAAGTATCTCAAGTATCTTTCTTGGATAAATTGATCCATCAACCAGACACCATAGAAACCATTGAAAACGCCAACGTTATTTATATTGTCTTGGATAAGACGAACGTCGCCGTAGTACATAGTTAATCTTTGACCCTTCCAATTCTCAAGCTTTACCCATACTACCATAATGTCTTTATCGAAGTCATATTGTTCAGCATACCATTGAAGAGGTACGGATACACCTTCAAATGTAAACATGAATGATGGTTTATTGACATCAATTTGATTGAAATCAAAAGTGGTTCTTCTTACTTCTTGGTTATAAGTTTCGCTGATGTTGTAAGCATTTCCCTGTAATACTATAGGGAAAACAACTGAGTTTTCTTCGTTTGACCAAGAAAGATTGTGGAATAAGAGATTTCTCTTGAACCCAAAGAACTCAAATCCATTAGGGCTGTTTTCGTTCAATGAACTATCTTCTAATTCAGCCCAGGCGAGATTAGTGTGAACTTGGAATACGGAATAAGCGTATTCTCTTCCTGAGTCTTCTAAGTATTCTCTTACTTCAAAGTAGGAGATGCCGCCGGCAAAATTATGAGAGTCGTTATGTGTTACGACATACGTGTCTGTTGTATTCGTAGTGAATGTTTGACCAGAATATAACAATTTTCCAGAAACATAAAGTTCAAAATGAACCATGTACTTCTTACCGCAACCAAATACTTGAGTTCTGGTAACATTAAGCGTTATGACATTTTCGTAGTCAACTGATAGTTCTTGTCCATTATCTGGAATTATTGTTACTGTACTTTCAACGTTGTCTTTATCGAAAGTAGTTATCTGCCATCTCTTATCGAAGAAGCTATACTTAGCACCTAAAGCATAATTAGAAACATCACCGTTACAATGGAGTTTGAACACAGAAACATATTCATTCAAGAAGTCCCATGTTTTTACATAATAAGGTTGTTGGTCAGGATTTGCTATGATTTCGTTAAAATCAGCTTGTAACTTCAAATGAACAGCATAAGGATTATCCAACACGAACTTATTGAAAGGCGTGCTACTACCTGGAGTTGACGTAGTTGGAGTAGAAGTTGTTCCGGTTGTTTGTGTAGTTACCGATTCTCTGTTTATGGAGAACGCCCATGTAGAAGAGAAGTCGTCAATTTGTAATGGGACATCATATGACACACCGCTGTAGTCGTGATAAACTCTTCTTCTAGTCTGACTTCCCATATTTACGTATGACTTATTGTTATCAAGAACTATTACTTCTCTATCGTAGTTCAAATCGTTTCTATCAATAAGTGAGATATCATCAAACACCAAATATGCTTCCTTTGAAGCTTTGTTTTTTATGGTATGTAATGTGTTATTGTCAACTTTTGGTATAAGAGTCTTCTGGACTTTTATGTCAGACTTTATAATGTCCTTTTCCCAAATGTAATCAAGCTTACCCTTGTTGTCTATGACACGACAGTCTTCAACGTCAAAGCCCGCGCAGATAAACAAGTCATCAAGCAATACCACAGAGGTTAGGTAATGCCATTCGTCTATCTCATATACTAAATCTTGATCGGTAACACTTATGTATTTGGTATTTTCCAATCCGGGTTCGATAGTATCGAAATCAAATGAGTTGACGTTTTCCAAGTCTACTTTGATTATGCCATTTTTCCAAATGTAAAGTTTGTGTCCGTAGTTTCTTTGATATTCGACATCGCTATCAGAAACAAATTCATTGAAGAAGATGTAGAATATATTCCTATCTTTGTTTGTAGAATGAATGTCAACTATGAATCTCTTGTTCAAGTAGTCATTTACAATTGGGTCAGGAATTGGCTCACCAGTTGGTGGGATAGTTACGCATTGCGAAACTTCTGTGTAAAGCTGTTCAGTAATTGCGGAGCTTATGTCACCGGTAATAGGACTCAAATCAACTTCAACATATTTGTTTTCATTGATATCTATGTCTGGTTTTACACAAATTATCTTCAAATTGTTTTCTTCATCAAAATAGAAGACATTCATGACGCCCATATGATCAATTATTTTCACTATCTTATCAGCGTCAAAGTCATATGGAAGTGTCTGATGGACAACGAAATTGTTGTTCTGTTTGGTGTTTTCTAAGGAAACGCTATATACTTTTGATACGTTTAGTCTTCCTCTAACTCTTGATACGGGTATTGAGAGTCCATTTATCGTATAGACATACGAGAAATCTCCTGTTTCAAGTAAAGACAAATCATTCTTTGATTTTATCTTTATCCAAATTTTCACATATTGACCAGATATGAGCGTTTCATTTATGTCTATTGAGCTTGACCAAACAGCGTCAGCTAATTTATTAGTGGTATCTTGTTCATTATCAAGAACTATTCCGGCACCGTGAGCTAATCCAGATGGTAAATCATAAATACCACCTTCTCTCCATATCTCTAAGTTTACAGAATCATCTAAATCTGGATTACCGCTGTCATTCGTTATGGAAGCGGAGATAGTACCAAGCAACTCATTTTCATCGAACTTATCATTAGCACCAATATACATTGCTCTATAAGTAGAACTTCCGTTTATGAAGTCATAATCAGTTATGTCTTTATAAAACCACGTTGAAATGGCAGAAAGATTAGACTCAACCGGATTCTTTGGTGGGGAAGGTAGCTTTAGACGAGGAACAACAACACCACCTAATGATTCACCGAACCATTCGGCGTCATTTGAAATTCCAACTTCAGTTACGAAGTTTCCTTTTGATGGTCTATAGACTAACATTCATTATTCCTGTATATTTTCCATGACTATATGGAGATGGTCCTTAGTAACGTACAAGTTGCTAATACCTCTTTGTGTGTACTGTAAATATTTATAGATGTGGTCGAAGTTGAACCCACTATCCTTGACGTAGACATTTCTCTCTGACTTGAAGTTTTCGTCAACAATTACCATCTGAATAGTGCTATCGCTCATATATTTGACTATTATTATACTCTTGAAGACGATAACCTTATCTACTTCGTCGCTATAAAGGACTGGATCGTTAGAACCGTGTTGATAGAATAGGTTATTTCCCATCTGTACGACAATAGAGCCATTCAATGTTTTGCCAACGTAAACAACATCGTCGCTGATATCAAAGATAGTCTTTATTCTGCTTACAACATTCGTGTAGTCAGTAACATCGTGTACTTCACCGTAAGTTCTATCGTCTTCAATCTTAGCTTTGTAGACGATGTTAGTTACGTAAGTCATATCGTTGAAGACTCTGAATCCGGAGAATGGACCAACAGGGCGAACATCTCTAGCCAATGCTTCATTCCAATTAGAGTCAAAGAATACTTGTGAACTCTTCTCAGCTAACTTCTCAGGGTAAGTTATGTCAAGGTTTTCAAGTCCAGTTACTAAGTATACTAATTCTTCAAATTCACCCTTAAGGTACTTATTAGGGTCCGTCTGTCTTGATGGATCAATACAATAGGTGAGAACCTGTCTTGGTCTGTCATTTCTTTCATTGAACATTACTTTGATGAATTGATTATTCACAGAAACCTTCAACTTGTACCAAGTTTGAGTCAATATGTTTCTCGTATTATATTGTCCAAATCCAGCTAGGAATGTTTTGTTAACCTTATTGGTAGTGAAATCATACTTAGCAACACCAAGAGCAATATCAAATCCATAAGTACCGACACCTAAGAAGTAGTATTCCGATAGGTTATACTTCTTGGTGAGTGGGTTATACGTGCTATTAGACTTGATGATGAATTCAAACTTCTTACCGTTGTAATCTGTCGATTCGTCAAGAGCTTCGTCAAAGAATACGTCAGCTTCTAAATCAAATACCTCATTCTTACTATCAATGATGTATACCGTTTGACTGAAACCGCCGTTATCGTCAATTGTGATATTGCTATTGTTCTTAGCTTGAGAAGAACCAGATTTACGTGGATCAAACTTTGAAACAGTCTTGCCGTCAATTCTCTTGAACGCCATAGAACCATCTACAGATATTATCTCATATGTAGGGTCTTCTGCTTCAAATACTATATCCGTACTTGGATTTCTTGTTGCTAATTCAAACTTATCTTCGACTGTATTTTCGTATACTGTCCAAGTGAGATTTCTTGTCTTATCAAAATCATCAGATAGAACTTCAAACTCCGTGCTATCAAAGAATATATCAAAGAAATATCTACCATTGAAAGTAGAACCGTCAAATATATCAAATAGAATATCGTTGTTCAATGTGAATTTCGTTGGAGAATTGAATTCGTAGAAACTTTGAGGTAAGATGTAATTGTAAAGTTTAAGGCTTTCTACCTTGAATACCCAATCTCTTATAGACTGAACGTCTCTAGGAATTGTGAAATAATAGCTATTAATTTCCTTCGGTATTAAGTTGGCAGTGTCCTCAACCTTCCATGGTAAATCGCCAATATCGTAATTTACTTGAACATATGCGCCGTTATTAGGGGCGTACTTGCTGACAAAGCCGAATTCCTCATAGAGAGAATACTTATCTGTAGGTATCTTCTCAACTATCGATTCTATCTTGACCAAATCTCTGAATCTATCGTTCCAGTCTCTTAGTGTCCAACCGGAAGTGACTTGTGCGATTTGTTCTACCAATTCCGATGCGTTTGGTTCGCCGCTGTATTGGATGAGCCAAGTCATCAAACCGTAAGGAGTCATTGTCAATGTTGGGTATGTAGAAGAACTACCGTAATTACCTCTTAGGTAATTAGCCCATTCAATTATGTTATTGGATGGGACTTCACCATCTGGATACCAAGCAATAGGAACATAGAAGTCTAAACATTCCTTTACTGGAGCGATTATGTTATTGTCATATATCTGCTTCAATCCACCGACAACCTTAACGTTATTAGCTTCCGTACCGGAAAGTGGTCTATTTTCTCTTTCAACGCTATCTTGGTCTCTATTCAAGTTACTTTGGTTGAAACCGGAGTAGTTCATTCTTACGACTATCTTAGCGTAGTAGTAAGTGTTCTTATTGATTGGACCGTCTGTTATTTTAAGTTGGAAGAACTTAGGATCATCGGATGCTGAATGGAAAGTGTTACCGTAGAAAGATTTGTCCACGCCGCTGCTTGGTGTGAAGTTTATGCCAGTTGCTATATCGGAATCAACATTCATTTCGGCAATTATGAAATCTCTCTTTCTGAACAATTGCTTAGGCAACCACCAAAGATAATCAGTGTCATAGTCGTAAGTTTCGGTATCTTCCAACGTGTTCATAAACTTTCTAATGTTTGAGCTTATGAGATACTTATTAGAAATTTCGTCTTCTAGTGTTGTTCTTTCATAATCTTCAAGACTAGTACCGAGATTCAGTTCAGCACTCAAGAAATGTCTGCAGGAAAGTCCCTTTTCAATATTTTCAAATGGGTTTACTGTTTCAATTTCAACTTCGTTCAAACTATCTCTATAGATAGTTTTGTTCTTTGGTATTCTGAAATAGACACCATCCATCCAAATATCAGTTGCTCCGGAATTGTCCACAAAATGCATGAATTCGGCACCAAGAGAATAGTTCTGGATGCTTGGATTCAACACACCAAGAGGTACGTATATTCTACCTATTACGTAATTTTCTCTGAATGGAGAAGGACGCAATTGGATTTCTCTATCAGGTCTAAACTTTACAGCTTCCGGCGGGAAGTGTAAATCAAATGCGCCGTAGAGTTGAATTTCATTCTGGAATTCAAAAGTTGCTCTGTCAATGATAGTTTTAATATCGTCGCAGTGTCTAAATCTTACACCCAACAATCTTCTATAAGTTGCTGTCTTAAAAACTATAGGTAAGAATACTTTATTCTTATAGTTACTGTCATCTGCTAATTTTCTTACGCCATCTAATTCTTCAAAATACGTAGATAGTGGTGATACTTCTTCGTACACACCCTTCAAGAAGAATGAGTTACCAGAGAGCTTATATTGAGTAATTCTATCGTTTAAGTAGAGTATCTTTCCGTAACCATCTTCATTTCTATCCATTGACGAAAAGTCATCAAATGGTTCTGTCTTATATTTGTCGTATGTTGGTACTAAATCGTAATTGAAGAAACCAGGAATATAACCACTTGCTGTTATGGTTGTAGGGTCAGAGGTAGTAGGACTACTTGTAGTTGGCTCAGTTTCTACCCAAACAGTTTCGTTATTACCGTAGTAATTCTTATATGCCGCTCTGTTATGGACTCTTGATTCCGGCATGAACCAGGAAGGTTGGCTACCGAACGGAACTACTATTTTGCTCATTACGTCAGTTTCAGACGTGAAGTTTTCATCAACCCATTCTTGATTGAATATGACAGTGTAACGACTTCCAATATCTTCTGTAACATTAGCGCCATCAAAATAGAAGAACTCCAAAGCGTCCTTCTCTTGTTCAGTAATGGTATAGGACTTAGTATCCTTATCAAATGGCTTCTCTATTGGCTTAGTGAAGCTTTGAACGTTATTAGGGTAGCTGTTGTACTTGATAAGCTTATCGTTTAGCCATTCAAGGTATAAAGGCTTGAGATTTATTTCTTTATCTTCAGTCGAGTAAAGAGTTTCGTCATAATCAAGATTATCAAGATATATTTCGCGGACTTCAAAAATAGTATTGCGACAACCAACGCCAATAAAGCCGGCGTCTGTGATTGGGGTATATGGATAGCTTATTACTTCTTCACCATTTTGATCGGTAGATACGACAGATGAGTCATCAACGTCTATACTTACGTTTTCAATTAACGAAATCCAAGTTTCAGTTTCTTCTTCTCCGAAAGGAATATCACCCTCATCGGATGCTATCTTACTTTCAATTTCCTCGTCAACCGTTGCTTTTCTGAAATAAGCAGATACAGTATCACCATTGATTGATACTTTGAATTCGTAAATGTAATCTTTCAAGAAGACATATGGTTCATCGGTTTCTGGGTCAAGTATATACTTATCAAAAATCAAATTATTCTTGTCACCGGAAAGATTTATTTTTTGAGTTATCAATTTACCGACGTTATTTTCGACTACCTTTTCTAACGAGAAGGTATTTCTTCTAGCATTGATTGACACTCTGTAGTATTCGTTGAAATCAGCATATCTATCTGTATCTTTTGGAACACCGCGTAAACAAACGAATATTTCATCTTCTGGTAATCTAAAGTTACTATTCTTTTCTGGAATAGAAATATCATGAATCTTGTACTTTATGCTAATGTCAAGATTTTTGACTTTTTCTTTAGTAGAAGCAACAAGAGAATCTACTTCTTCCTCAATAGCATTGGTGAAATTCAAAGAGAATCTATCGCCGTGCTCTACAACATCCGGAGACAATTGAAGAACATATGGCTTGCTTGGGTCATTTCTTACTGGCACATTTGGAACTATATCGTACAATTCCGGAATGACATTTGTTTCTGGGTCAGCTATTTCGTCGCCGTTTTCTCTCTTTATGCTAATGAAAAGCTCTTCGAGTCCGGAGATTTCAAACTCATACCAACCGTCTTTTTCACCGCCACTAGAAACAACAGAAACAACGTCGGCGTCGTATTCTACCTTTTCTGCTTGGTGGTAATTGTCTATTGTGAACGAATTGAAGTTATTTGAGAATTGGCCAACATCGTTGTTATTACCAACTACTCTTACGTCTACCCAACGTAAACCTAACAAATTGTCAGTGAAGGTAGTTAATGCGGCAAAAGTTTCGTCCGTAACGCCCTTAGTCTTCAATCCCCAATATTGAGTCCAAAGTTCTATTATTTTGGAGTCTATTGTGAATAAAGATAAGAAAGCTTTCAATCCGTCAGGAGTACCTTTACCCTTGAACAAAGCGGAGCTAAAAAGTAAGAATTGTCTGAAAGCCTTGATTTCATCGTCTGTAGCTTTATTTACTCTTATCTTTTCATAGATGTCATAGCTATCAAATTCTTCGTTATTAACATCAGCACCTACCTTTCTGGAATAGTTAGGGTCATGTCCAAAAGTCAATGACATGTATTCAAACAAGTCTGGACTTATGATTTCCATGTCGATGTTGTTTAGAGTTCTCTTTATGTCCTTGTAGATTCTTTCAAAGAATTGAGAAGCCGCATAGAATAAATCTTTTTGAGCTTGATTTTGGTTTTGTTCCCATAATGGGAATCTATCAATTATCATCTTATAGAACTTAGAGAATATAGTTACGTCTCTATTAGATGAAATCTTGAAGCGGAATCTCTTTCCGTTATATTCGAAATACTGAGAATAAACGCTTATTTCTACGTTGGCAATTCCGGAATCATTGAAACTATAGATTAACGTGTCGCCTGAGAAGAAGTATCCTGTGCTGGTTGTCCAGGTAGTCTTTGTAATAACAGAAACGACATAAGAGTCACCACTAGAGAATACTTCCTCTTTCGTTACATCACCTTCTACTTCCAAATCATCAGAATCTACAACAACGCCTGTTGTTGAAGTAGAATTGAATTCTATCTTTTCATTTGAATAAGCTGGATCGCCTTTTATTTCAAAGTCAGCAGAAAATGGCATTCATAATCTCCGTTATTCTTCTCTTTGTATTATTATATCCCCAAGTTTAGGGAATTCGAACTCTGACAACTGAATGTAGAGAGAATAGTTCCAATCTTGAGTTCCATCAAGCTTCATGGTATCAAACAATGGTTGGAATACCTTAACCAAGGATGGGTCCTTAGCGACCAGGGACATCAATCTGTTTCTTCTTACCTTTTCTGGATCACCATCGGCTTCAAATACTTCTACGCGATAATCATTATATGTAAATCTGTTATTGTCATCTCTATTCAACATGACTTCAAACGATTCAACGTTATCAAGGTTTATCAACTTATCAATATCAGAGCTATTGATTCTTGAACCCAATTCGTGATTATCAATAGAGAAGAAATCAGTTATGTTCTTTTTCATATCTGTTTCTATGACTTCGGCGTTGCCAAATTTAGTCTTCTTGTATCTGATAACAACGTCAATTGGTACCCAAGTTGCTGCTACAATTTCATGTTCAGTTCCTATCATCTTAGCGCTTGAGTTATCTAATTGTTCCAATAGCGAATCTCTAAGAGACTTAGAAATAAAGTTGGTACCATCCTTATTCAACGCAACGATGAAGATGAAATTGAACCAATACTTCTCAAGTTCTGTTTCAGAAATCAATCCAGCTTGCTTGATTTGCTTATATGTCAATGTTTTAGTCTTGGCAATATAGTCACTGAATACTTCTTCGGAGAATCTTTCGTAGTCACCAAGAGATACGTTTCTTCCTTGTCTCAAGAAGTAGTTGGAAGCATTCTTTCTCAACTCATCAACAGTTTCTATTTCATTACCACCAAAGGCATTCTTGTTCTGTTGAATAGTCAAGTCATTAGTCTTCAACTTGGTATTTTCTGAGTCAATTATAGAAGTATCTGGTAAATTACCATCAAAGAATTGTTGAGACTTGAGTCCCAATAAGTCAACGAAAGACTTTTCAAATTCAACTGTAGTTCTGTCATTTCCGAGGATGTATCTTGAGAGTATTACATTAGGCGACATGACGCCCTTATTAATGTTTCCTTCCTTACCTACGGAAAGAACACCAATGATAAGACTTTCTTTATTGATTGGAGTTTCACCCCAAGATACGCCGTCACCAAATTCAATCATAGCGTATCTATCGGCATTGACTCTTACCAAGAATGTCTTATTACCAGGGGATGTGTCGGCATTGTATCCAGTACCACCACGTTCCCATTCGTCCCAAGTACCTGAGTCATTCTTGACGAATACTCTTATTCCATTTGTAGAAACGTTGACATTCTTTATGATGTAACGAACGTCATTTTCGCTTGTTCTAGAAGGGTCAATTTCAAGATTCAATCCGTTGTTCAATTGATCAATTACAGTATTGGAGTTTATTGATGTAAATGCCACTGAACCTTGTATCAATCCGTTTATTTCAAATGTTTCCGGAACATTAACGAAGTACAATCCTGGGATGTTAGAGCTTTCAATTGTTCTACCCTTAAATTCTATCTCACCGTGTCTTTGGAACGAATATCCGTTGGTGGAATCAACATACCAATCAACGGTTACTTCTTCATTTATGCCAGGTTCAACGTTTATCTTGAAAGAGCCTGACTTTTTATTAGTGTAGAAGACGTTTACGTTCTTATTAGGAATGAGTTGTATAGCGTAATTTTCATCTGGAATTGAATTTTCAAGAGTTACGTCCAATCCACTTTCAATGGTATCCCCTCTCAACTTTACTTGTCCTCTTTGTCTGTAACCACTTTCTGGTTCAGAAGGAACGGTATCATTTTCAAAGTAATTGAATACAGACCAAGATACTTTACCTTGGAAGTCTAATTCTGCTTTTACTTCAAATCCATTAGGACCTAAATTATCGTACCAAACTTGTACGTTTTCATTTGGTGTCAATTGAACCATGTAATTAGAAATATTACCGTCAACTGTTACTGATGTTGGTATTGGTTGATTGAAAACGACAGGTACGCTAATGAGCTTCTGTTGAATAACTCTAGTTGCTGTCCAAGATACATAACCTTCGTATTGAGTGTTTGGTTCAACATAAGCATTGAATCCAGAAGTTGTCTTATTTGCCCACCAAGTTCTTACATTGTTGTCTGGCGTTAAAGCAATGTGATATTCAACATTGGTTTCGCCTTCTGCTAATTCAAATGGCGCGTTGAAAGTTATCTTTTGAACCGTTTCGCCACTCTTGAAGAACACTCTACCTGCTTTTTGTTCTGATGTGGTTGCTGGTGGAGTCTTTGAGACTTGGAAATCACCAAACTTCTTACCTGGATTCTTCTTTATTGAAGTAGTATCGGTTTCAGGGTCAGCAAACTTAGTGTTAATCTTAGCTATAGTTATTTGATTAGCTATAGGTGGATTTGAAGTGACTTCAAGTCGTGCGCCGTAGTTGTTAGCTTGGTCATTTTCATCTTCTATGATGAGGTTTACGTTATATTCCAAGATAGAAGCGTCAAAGAAGTCCTTTGGGAACTTCTGAGAGTAAATGGTTCCGCTAGTAAACGTGAATATTCTACCACCAAGCAATACGCTGAATGGTTCCGAGTTACCGTCTTTGTTGATAACGAGCTTGATACGTTCTACTGCGTCTGATCTTTCAGCTAATTCATCAAATTCCCAAGCAACGCTTTCAAGGTTGATGAGTCCCAATACACCAACGTAGAAACGACTGAAAGTTTCCATCTCTTCAACACGTAAAGTGTAGAAGTTTTCTGTGCTGTCGGTAGGTTCAAGGATAAATGAGCAGATAATGTCGTTTTGCTTATCACCTAATGAGTTTATGTTCTCAACAATAGTCATATACGGAGAAGCTGTAGCTCTGTCGTAGTTGAATACTAGGTAATAAATGACGTTTGGTACCATTGCGCTACCGTATTCTACGGTATTTACTGTCTTAGTGAATGGTTGTCCAACGCTTTGTGAGTTGGATGGGTCAGACATTGGGTAATTTTCAGTGTCAAAACCATGATATCCGTCTTCACTTGTCTTAACTATGATAGAAAGTGGTTTTTGGAGGCTTAATGGTAATGAAATACCGGTTGGATCAATGACAACTTCACCAGTTTCAGACAAATCGGCAGTAAAGAATGAACGTGGAGCAGTGAAAGGGAAAGAATATCCCTTATATGACAAGTCTTCTTCTTGAACAAAGTTAACACCATATGACTTTACCATATGTGTGATAGGAGTTGGGTTAGTAAATGAGAAGTCTTCGCCTGTCTTGGTTGGTTGAGACGATGGAAAAATAGAATATGCTGGTATTTCTATGAATTGATTTTCCTTTCCATAGACATATTCTGGATTCAATGAACCAATAACGTCAACGTTTGCTGAAATCTTTCCTCTTGGATCGTAACGGAGTAATTGAGCTATCTTATTGAGATTCTTATACTTCTTAGCTGTTGGTAAGAATACTTCATTTGCTGCAGAATTGATATAATAACCGAACAAAGAGCCAATATATGATGAGATGTCTACCCAAGTTCTTATGTTTGAAGCGACGTATTCGGCGTCCTTGAACGAATTAGTTTCTTGGAGATATCCAATGAGTTCTTGTCTAAGAACATCAAAGTCATAGCTTGTATAATCAATAGTTCTTTTTACAGTGTTATTGTTACTCATTTTTATAATCTCTGTAATGTTATTGTGACAGTATCAATCTTTTGTACTTCTTTGATTCGGTAGACCACATCAATAGCGTAACCCTCATTTTGATTATCTAGAGTTACTTTTATGTTGAGTAAGTCTACTCTTGGTTCATAGGTAGAAATATTATATTCAATATCCTTACCTATTCTCATGCCGGTTTCTGGTAAAAACGGCTCAAATAAGTAAAAATTAACATTACAACCAAAATCTGGTTCAAATATACGACTACCTTTTGGAGTATTTATGATAGTTCTAATTGATTGTTTTATCGAATCTTGATTCGTAACGGTTGTCAAGTCGCCCAATTGGTTTAATATTGGCGTATATGACAGGTCAGAATAAACTTCTACTTCTTGTTTCGCTGGCATTGATAAACTCCAGCCTGTATTTATACTTTTCAGCGTTAATTATCTTGATCGCTGACCTGAGACTCTGTAGCAGAAATAGTTTTACCACTTCCACTTTCCGCAAATTGTTCTGCAGGTGGAATTTGTACCGGAGTGACAGCTTGAACACTTGGCGGATTGGCAGTTCCACCAGAAGCAGACGAGCCCATATTCACTTGTCCTTGGATTTGAACCGAGGAACCAGAAAGTCCAATTTGCGTAGATTGAACATTAGCGGCTCCAGGTGCCAATGAAATACCAGAACCGCCACCTGAGAGAGAAATGCCAGTATTTGCTTGAACGTCTACAGACGTAGTTGACGTGACAGACATAGCAGCATTCGTTTGAACTGCTAAATTATTACAGGACATTGTGATGTCACCTGTAGCATTCATGTTTATATTTCCTATAGAGGAAATATTAGCGTCGCCGTTTGTCTTTAGATCAATATCACCATCAACATTGGCAATTACGTCACCAGTAACAGCGGCATCCAACTTTCCAGTTACTTTAGCAATCAAATCACCTTCTGTTTCTAACTGAGTATTACCACCAGTTCTGATATTACAGTTACCCTTTACGTCTATATTACAGTGACCGTTTGACGTGATAATGTCAATGTCACCTTCACGGGCAACTATTCCAACATTGTTCTTGGAATTTATTTCAACATTACCTTCGGTTTGTACGAATATGTTATTCTTTGCGAAGAGGTTGTAGTCACCAAGCAAATGTATCTCTACGTTGTTACCAACCATCATTTGAAAGTCATTGTTTTGATCCGTGCCGGAATTGCTGGAAATACCAACCAAAGACTTGGTTTGTCCATTCTCGTCTACATATTGAGCAGCGCCTTTATTGAACACATAAAGTCTTTCTTTACCGTTCTTGTTGACTATTATGTAAGTTGCGCCGAATGCTGACGTAACGCTGGTGATATCTGAATTATCAATATCACTCAATTGATGTATCCACATTTTTGGTGTTGGTATCTTGGTAGAAACCTTAGCGTTTCTGGTAGATTGGCCAGCACCGTTATATTCACCGGTATCAACTTCTATACTATCTTTGAGTGTGTTTATTTGATCCCTTTTCTCGGCAATCAAATCGTCTATCTTCTTACGTTGCGCTTCCCAATCTAATTTCCTTGGTGCCGTTGCCCAATATTTAGGATAAACGTGATTTCCAGCATCAAAGAATATCCATACTATGCTTCCCAATCTAGGAACCGTGTAGATACCAGGCGCACCGCAGGCGTTCATGACATCATCTTGCCATTTTCCATTAGATGGCGTCAATTGCGTCACGTGCCTTCCTGGTACATCAGCGACTATATCCTTCTTAGGGGTGTATCTACCCGTCAAATCCGCTTCATCATTTATGTTCTTGTCATTGAGAATACCACCACCGAAGTATAGGCTTAGCGCAGGCTCTGCCCATGGAAGCTCTTCAGTTGTAGTGACTGTTGGGTCTGGTGAGTGTATGCCGAATATTCTGACTCTAACCCTACCCGCATTTTCCGGATCATTGATATCTTCAACGATAGCTCTATGATTCCCGTCAAAACGGAAATTATTACGCGATATTTCACTCCAGTCAGTAAGGTCCGACATGTTTTACCTCAATAGAAGAAAACAAGCCATACAACCTTCTCTTGTTCCTTAACGACATCCATAATAGTCAATCCCTTGTAAACTTGATTGTTTTGTTTGAGATGTTCTATTAGCTTTTGGTACTTTATTGGATCAGCTTCAATTTCTATAACTTTTCCAGCTATATTTTCTTCTGGCTTTTCCGGTACAAAATTTGGATTTTCGGATACAAATTGTGTATAAACTTGCTTTACGAGTTCCTTATTGCTATTTATGTAATCTATTATCTTTTTCTTACATGAGCAATTTGGATTAGCCTGGAACGTGACTATATCTGCAGCAATAGGCTCACATTGCTTCATCAGCAATTCAGCGTATGCTTTTTCACTTCTAATGAGCTTTACGTAGTAATCAACAGGATACATGCTTACTCCAATACAGATTTCTTATATAATGGGCTTGCGAAGAGATAGGTTATTATCCCACAGAATATATGCGACAACCAATATACTTTGTATATTAGAACGCCGGCAAGCGGATTGAAACAGAATGAGATTGCTACGCCTATCCAAAAAGCAGAGCACTCAGGGCATAGAAACAACCTTGAGAAAAAAGGATGAAAGTTTAGCGCAATGAGATTTCTGACATATGAAAATATATCAGAATGACTCCATAGGTGTGAAGTACCTATAGACATCAACAAGAATACTATAATGCCAAGAAGAATTTCAAGCATACGAATCCCTTTCTAACCACCATTATAGCACAATTATTTGATAGAAAAAGTATCCTTTGTACGTAAATCCTTATCACGAATATTCCACAAATATCCGGATACATTAGAACCATCTGTCATAAGCATATACTTACATTTAGCTATAATATTCAATGATGCGTTGAATTCTATGGCGTTTTTCACCCTATCTTCTTTCTGAGAATGATATGTGCTTTTCTGAGTAGAGGAAAACGGTAATTCGGTAAAGTATATTACCCTGTTGCCGTATCTCTGTAAGAATTGATCCAATATTTGCTGTTGATCGGTTTGTAAAAATATTTTTAGGGAAGCATCTTTAGAATCTATAACAGAATAATAACGCTCAACATCAGGCAATTTTATTTCTCGTATTTTATCCGTACCTCTGTAATAGACACCTATAGAATTCTCACAGTTTATGTTGTATTTCTGTTTCAGTTCTTCTATTCTCTTAAGAACTCCTGGTGATGGAGAGAAATGTTTCAAATATAAATTACGGCTATTCTCGTTTCTTGAAAAAATTATTTTGTACAAATCATCTTCCGGCGTGTCTTTATAAACAGTAAAACCATCTTTACTAAAGAGTCTATCCAGTTTATATCCGTAGACATTGACAATATCGTTTATCTTCTTGTAGTAATATGCGACGAAGCAGTAAAAACCGGCATAAGTATCTGGTTTCGATATTACTATTCCTGTTTTATCCGTATGATTTATTACGGTCATGACAATATGCTCTTCAAAATAATCAGTATTGTTATCTAACTTAGATAGATAATCGTAAACTTCTTGTTCTTTTACTGAGTAGTATCCAATTTTCTCTTTTATCTTAGTGATTTTATCAAGACAGAAGAAAGATGTCTCAAACACAGTGTACACTTTATCATCTATGTGTACTGTTAGCTGCTTATAGTTACCAGGCAAAGGGTCGGTGAATAATTCGTTACACGCTTTGACGGATGGCGATTTAGACAATTCTTCCAACAACTTTGACGTAACATCAATGTACGTGTCGCCCAATCCCCAATGTGCGCGTTTGATTCTCATAACTATATTTATTATAGTTACTTTTCTGACCCTTCCACGCTTTTCTTCACATTATTGACTTCTTCAACAAACCGAACGTCTTTATCAAGAACAAACCACCCATTCCAGAACATATCAGCGGAACAACAAAATATGGCAGGCTCACCCTCAAACATGTTGAGGGGCCTACCATATGTGTCGTATTCTCTTAGAAGCAAATTATTGCCATAGAAGTCAATAATTTTATTGGCTCTTTCGTTCAACCCTACCAATTTTACAGGTATGAGTTTTACCATAGAGTTATATTGTGCTCCTTAAGAACATCTAACCATACATTTCTTTCCCTGGACTGGAAAGTCTTCATGACAGAACGAAGCTTTTCTTCATCAGTCATTTCTCTAGCTGGGTTAGCTGGGTGCATGCCAGATTGAGCAGGAGTACGGTTATCCTTCTTACCGTTACATGGCTTACAAGCTGCTACGAGGTTAGTCATAATAGTCTTACCACCTTGAGCGGCAGGATGAACGTGATCCTTAGTACCAGTCTTGAGAGTCAACTTACAACCGCAGTATTGACAAGTGAAGTTATCACGTATCAATACGTTACGAGTGCTAGCAGCAAAAGCGCGTGGACGCTTCTTAGTGTTCTTGTAGTCATTGGTAACGATTACGGCAGGCATATCCCATTCCGCATAAGCAGAACGTACCTTCTTGTTGTAGCTACCAATGGTGTGAGCCTTATTGGTCAATACAAGAGTAAAAGCATCGAACCAAGGCACTATGCCCAAGAATTCCATTGATTGATTAAGTACCATAGTACGCATGGTATCTCCTTTTAGGTATGCTGGAAGTATACCAAAATATAAATTTTGGCAAGTTAAATTTGTTTCTTGATTACCGCTTCAACTTCATCTTCCCATAACATCTTACAGTGCTTTATCTTAGTGAAAGTCTTAGGGAGTTCGTTGCCGTAAGTCCTTCCTAATACGACAGTTGTAGGAACTTTGAAAAACACACTCAGCCACGCCATACCGCTATCCGCACCTATGAAATGTTCACAATTACACAACATATCCGCAGTCTGGAATAGGTCCTTCGGGGCATACTGTATATTTTTGCCAAACTCTCTCTGCCATAGACTTTCCGTATCATGGGTATCTATAGCACCGAAATACACAACTTTGTAACCATCTTTTATCAAACTACGTACAATGCTGGACTTATATTCTGTAGATGGATTCTTATGTCTTGCGAAATTTACAGTAAAGGAAACTCCAACGGTTCCTTTCCTACCTCTCCAAGAAAAATGTTTTGGCTTCATCATGTAGTTATCACCAAGTCGCTTCGTGACTCCCCATGCTGCTGGCCAATCATATACCCAAGAACAGTCCATGCCGTGAGCATTAGCGCCCATAGTGATATTCTTTTCTGGCATTTCTGTAGTTATCTTCACTCTATTCAACGAGAAAAGACTATGTAAGTTGTAGAGCTTTTCTATTTTTGTTTTATCTACGTAAACATAGACATCTTTATTGTTTTCAATTCCGATACTTTCCAAGGCGTTCAACGCGCACGTCATATCGCCAATACCTGAGCACCCAAGTAAAAAATTACTATAATCCCTAAATGTTTTCTCTTGTTCCCTGTCGTACCACTTTTGAACTTTATGCGTGTCGTAGTTCAACACATAATCCCAATGTACTTCTTTGCTTCTATAAACCCACATAGGGACACGAAGTCCGGCGGCAATAAAACATGGACCAGTTTGAGGACATAACAACAAAGCAAGATTTCTTATTTGTTCAACTAGTGAATCATAATCTGCAGCTTCGTCTCTTCTATCTTCAATCGCAATATCATTAGGGAAAGTAAACGTGTTCTTCTTTTCCCCTAATAACACCAACTTGTATCCTGGGAATTTTTCAAGAGCGTCTTTACACATTTGAGTAACGACACTAGTAGGTATGCTGCCTTGCGTGACGGAATGCGCAACTATACCTATAAGTTTTTCTTTTGGCGCAGCATACTTTTCGATATTCATATGAACATCAAACGATATAGTTGGCTTCATCGCCGGGTCCATAAATCTATAGAATCTCTTTACACCGTTCATGGTTGGCCATTGTTCTGGTGTTGGGTCCATACCGCAATTTACAGCTTGAGGTATCTCTTCTTTTTTAACCCATCTAATACCAGTGAAATAACTAGTGATGCCTCTACGTTCTTCTTGAGGGAAATGAATCTTTATTATCTGACCAGTTTTCTTATGGAGGATATGAGCAGCAGCGCAGAAACCAATTACGTCACCAAGCATTTGGTGGCCCATCCAGAATCCCTTAGAAATGTCTATTGGTGAAGCGGAAGCACGTGCTCTTCTTTTATCTGTTTCGGCGACCATGAGGTCGTCGCTTCTCATAACGTGTACAATAGCTGGATTGACAACTTTCTTTTCACCAGACATGTAATCTTCAAATTCCCATGGTGCGCCAGTTGGTAATGCGTTCTTGAAATTACCAGTCCAGTCAGAAGCCCATATATGACTTGTTTTATCAAGCGTGTGCTTATCTTGATAGTCAGCGGCAAGAGTGTGCGCTACATACGCTAAAGCCGGTTCTTCGGTAAACTGAAGAAGGCCATAAGTAGCATGACATTCACTCCAGAACTTCATTCCTAATTCATAGAACTTATCTACGTAGTCTTTTTTGACTATCCAAAAACCAGCATTAGTATTGTAAATTTTAGGCGTCTTAACGCCATACATTCTTAGCAGTTCGCTCCAGAACTCAATCTTACAGCCCCACCATTCTCTTCTTTTTACTTTGTTTGGATCGCAGTCATTTTCCATACATGCGAAAACAGGAGAATCGCCCATTACTGAAAGTATATCACCTGGATTCCTAACAAATAAATTGTCAGCATCTAAAAATATGAAATAGTCATAATCTAGCTTCTGTACATGTTCTTTGAGGAACTTAAACTTGAAAATGTAGAGATGCTTATCGAAATTTCCGCAATCATGTGTTATAGCACCTTCAATTTTTTGATCAGTCCAAACATGGAAATCTTCTTTTACGCCTACCGCTCTAGCGGAAGCTATAGTAGTTTCTATCATTTTTGCGTATTTGCCGTCGGCTACTGTCCAATAGCAAAACTTTTTTCTTGTTGGAACTTTAGCGTCTTTCTCAGGAGTTAACACAATAAAATCGGACATATCAATACCTTATTTTTCTAATCTTATTCTTTTTTGGCTTTATTTTACTGATTACATCTTGTTGTATTCCAATTGTAAACATATCAATAAAATCGTCCATCGCTATAATAGTTTCAATTATAGCTTTTTTGTTCTTTTTAGGATAGCCGGTGAGCAAAACATCAACGAATGTTTTTATATCTGCGGAATTGACTGATATGTTTCTTTCAGTAGCCTTCAATTTCAATAATACAACGTTTAGTAAAACAGTGTTTGTTACGATGTCGTCTTGCATAAGGTTCCTTATGCTAATATTATAGCAAAATACCCAGGACTTTCCATCCTGGGTATTTGCTGATAGACTCTTTGCTTGAAAAGAGTTTTATGAGAGAGTAGCAACTAATCTATCAAAATTCAAACTGGAACTACGCAACCGCCATATTGACGAGCAGCACGACGAGCAGCGTCATAACTGAGAACAGTTGCGACGTTTCTTGAAGTCTTTGACCAGCGATAACGGCCGCTAGTGCGGGTAACGTTTACTCTGCGTGTGAGATAACCAGCGCCGGCTCCGAGTTGAGCGCGAACGATGTAATTTGTACGATTTCTTTTTGTCATGTGATTTTTACCTTTCTAAGTAATGATTTATGATCAACACGTAGTAATTTTACTACAGTTTAGCGACTTGACAACGCCATATTCTTATTCGGAAAACTCATCCTCTTCGTCCATGTAATCTTCTTCATATTCTTCGTATTCATCTTGTTTATGCTTCTTATAATTAGCTTTTCTTTTTCTAAGGAATGGATCACCATTACCTTTGTTTTTACCCTTAGTGTGATTCCTCTTGGGCCTCACGTCTTCAAACTCAGAATCAGTCATGTTCAACTCCGTCACAATATCCAACTATTTTGAAATTACAGTAATTACACAATGGTCCAACTTTCTTACGCCATGCGCCTTGGTCATCTATGCCCAAATGCATAATTCTATTAATGGCAGACTGTATTCTCATTTCACAAAACTCAAGTTCATCTTTTGACAATTCGTATTCGTCTATATAGTCTTTTTGGCCGTCCAAAGCTAGATAAACTATCTGACATTTCAATTTTTTTGGTTTAGCGTTTGATATACCCAATAACAAAAAATAGTAAAACGCTAACTGTTTTGAGTAATCAGATTTCTTTTTGCTAGTTTTATAATCTACCACCACCCAACCATCTTCTTCTGATTTATAAAGAACGTCAATGCTACCCAATAAGTCAATATACTCAGAGAGTGCTATACGAATCTCTTTTTCTTTATACACTTTTTCAACTTTACTCAAATACTTATCATGAAAATCAACAATGATACTTATGGCGGAACTAAGTTTAGTTTCATATTCCGGTGTTATTTCATGATTAGCTTTATATTGCTCCAATAACTGTCTCGCCTCAGCTATTCCGGTACCAGTATATTCTTCTGCTATTTTATGGCAAAGTTTACCAAATTCAGTAGCCGGTTGCTTAGGTTTAGGGAAATATCCCTTAATGTACATGAGGTACCATTTACGTAAACACGATTCCATTGATTCCAAGCCGCTGTGGCTAAAAGAAAATATGGTTGTGTCGTGCGTCTTCTTTCTACGCTTTACTTTTTCTGGTGGTACGTCGGCGCTCATTTAACCATTCTAACAGTTTACGGAACTATGTAAATCGCAAACCCTTTATCTTTAGCTAGTTCCAAAATATCCTCATTGATATTATCAATGCCAAGGATTAAAGTATTGGAAAGAAATTCTGGCAAATCATCGAACATGTCACCGTCTTCGGTACTTTCGAATACGTAGCCCAAAGTTTCTTTTACTAGTTTTATGGCTTTTTTAGAGTCACCATCGGCGTCATAAAAAGCAAAACTTACATTACCTTCATCGGTATCAGTGAAAAATTCTAACATTATCTTCTCCGGATTCTTGATAAGACCTATCTAAACGTTCAGACTCTTCTTCCATTTTACGTTTTATGTATCTTCCTATTTCAGTTAAAATCAATTCAGTATCTTTTGTTAATAAAGACTTGTTTGATTTGTTATTTATTATATCGTATTCAATATAAAAAAACTTGAATTCTCTATCATACCAAATATTACATTCAATATTCTCTAATATATCCAACTTAGGATGGAGATATCGTCTTTTACCTTTGGCTATTAGTATAATATCTTTGCTATTCATACAAACATATTATACAACAATCTGGATGTTTTAGAACGAACTACTTGAGCCACC